CGACAGTTACATATCTGTTACTTCCACTTATCATATCTCCAATCCGTATTTCCGTTTTATCATCATCAAACTTGTAACATTTACGCATTTCTTCGATGCAATTATTCATTTCAGTTATTTTCATAACCTCATTCCTTTCTCGCACTATTCACTAATGATTTTGTTTCCTCTAAGATTTTCATTTCTAAAGCTCTTGAAAACTCCATATTGTCTTTAGGGTATCTTCCTAAAATTGATTTTGCGTACTCATTAACTGCATCAACGGAAACATCAATACCTATTACTTTTCCAGGTACCTCAATACATTCCGTTCTCTTTTCATCATTTGTGCATTTATTATCTTTGTTGTATCGGCAAGTAGTTAAGTTACAATCATTCATTCCTCATAAACCTCTCAAAATCTTTCCTGCACTTAGGGCATAATTCATATGTTTTTTCTAAAAATTCATATCTGCGGACATTCTTGATTTCAAGACACATATCATTATCTTCAAAAGCGGGAACTATATCTCCGCAACATCCAACTTGCTTAAATCTAACTTCTTTCCAGCTCTTAGGTATTATTTCTTTTCCGCACCTGTCGCAAGTGTGCCATTCTTTGCTATGTTTCATGGCAATCCCCCTTTACAAAATTGACATATCCTTTTGAACTATCCAACAATGCTTCTTTAATCATCCTTCCACCAACTTTCTACCGCAGATAGGGCAATAATTGATTTTATAATCAAAATCCATAAAACTATCGCCTGTTGTAAAGTGAATAAATACGCCATCTTCTCTCTTGTATATATAATCTTTGTAATCGGGGTTTTTGTAATCTGATGTATAAATGTTTTCGCAAAACTTACACATATCACTTCTTCCCCCATAAATTATCCGGTAATTCATCGCCACCATAAATCTTATTAGCGTATTTCTTAAATGTCGGTACGCTACAACCTGCTACTTTTGCCGCCTTTACTTGTGAAGCCTGCCCCGATATGTATAAGTTAATTGCTTCATAGAATTTATCTTTGTTTAGTGGGTGTACGCCCATAGCCATAATAATCACTCCTTACTTTGATTTTCAACTTGATGATTATATTTTCTTACATCACTACGCATTTTAGATGGCATATTCTTATAACCTGTATTTTGAAGTTCTGCTTTGAAAGCGTTAAAATCATCATCATTTTTAACAAATATACTGACATATTTATCAATCTGCGGTCTTGTCATAAGCACACCATTTTCAGTAAATACCTTTTTGATGTAGTTTGTATAATAACAATATCCTTTGACTTTTTCGTGGTATAATCCCCAAAAATAATCAGCATTTTCTTTTGTTTCAAACTTTGCCCTAATCTCATTGTTAGAAATGTGATTGTAACAATGTCTGCACAATGTAATTAAATTACTTTCTCTATCGTCACCGCACATTGAAGCTGTTCTTATATGTGCCATTACCAACGCCCTGTATTCTCTGCTACTCTTTCCGCAATATCTGCAAGTATAATTATCTCTTTCAAAAATCTTGGTCTGTAAATCTTTATATGAACCCATAATGAATACCTCCTACAATTCCTTACTTTCACACCAACTACTCTTGCAAGCGTGATTCATAATGTTAATTAAAACCTTTTCAGAAGAAAAGTGAACTAAGCTGTAATCACATTGTGCTGAAAACTTTGTGTTGAAATATTCATCAACCAACATCTTGTAGTCTGTATTATCGTCCATATCACTTATAGCCGCATAATAGGTATCTGTATATCCGTCACGCTCTATGTCGGTTTCTTTTGTTAAATTATCTACTACTCTTGATAAAACCTTATCTGTTAATGGGTAGTGATATTCTCCAGTACATTCTCCGTGTTTATCTAAAAAGTATTTAAAGAATGCTTCTGTATTTTCTTTGAGCGTTTTATCGTTAGTCCAATCATAAGCTATCTTGCCGGCTCTGTTTATCATTCTTTCTTCGGCAACTTCCCAATCACTTTGAGAGTATTCGCTTATCGGCTTAAACTCTTTCACTTTTTTATCTTTGGGTAAAAAAGAATTACATTGTTCTCTGTTAAGAGAATTACATTCTGTACTATTTGATTTGTAATCTTTGTTTAAGTAATCTATGTTAGTACTCTTTGGTATTGCTTCGTCACTAGCTTGTGTTTGATTTTTCATTGGCTCATTATTGATTACGCACTCGTGCGTAATGGTTTTTTCATTTTCTGGAATTTCAATTTTATAATCGCTTAATGGATAGCCATTCTTTTTAAGGTCTTTTGCAATATTTACAAGATTTACCCTATATTGTAATGTTCTATCCCACCTATATTTAGGGTTATTTCGTTTTGAGATATAACCCATATTCACCAAATCGCTGATATATCTTCTTATCTGACTTGCAGATAAGCCTAACATAACCTCATCGGCTAATTCTTCGGCTGTTTTATATATCCAACCATAGAAAAGCTCTCTTTCTTCTTCTCCATTGTTCTTCGCAATCTCATTTTCTTTCTTGATAAACTTATCGGCATCTGAAACTCTTTCAGACCAATAGATAAACTGATTGAGAATGATTGCTTTTCTATAATCGTTTGTTATTGATAATAAATCTTCTCTAATTACTGCTTTTTTTATTTTTATGTCTGCCATATTTTACCTCCTACGATAGATAACCCTACGATTTATATAAAAACAGTTACCAGGAGTTCGTAGGTTACTCTTTTCGTGTTGCAATCACTAGGTAACTGATTTTACCAAATTAAATTAAAATACTTTTTTCTTCCATTCTTCTTTATTTTTAACCCCATTACTTGTTTCTTTTACAAAAGCAAACATTTTATCAAAATCTTCCGCGTTTATATAAATGCTCCCATTGAAAATATGAGTTTTCAATCCAAGTTTTGTCACAAGCTTTCTTACATCATACACATTAAAGTTACGAATATTCGTTTGACTTTTGATTATTGTTTTTATTCTAGTGTATGAATAATCACTATTTCCTGCTTTCTTGTTATATTTCGGCTTATATTTTTTGATAAATTCTGTTTCTTTATCATCCAATTCACTTTCTTTACAATTAATAATTGCTATTTTGGTGAATTTTTTATCTTTATGTGAATATGGTCTTGCTAATCCTATTTTAGATTGTCCAACATAAACAACCTCATCCTCATCCATAAGAAAATAGATTATAGGGCTTTGAATATTAGGAAGTATTCTTGAATTTTCATTTTCTGCAAAATTCATAATATTTATTACCTGCCTTTCTGATAACTGCCTTATTAACAAAACAACAAACAGGCACTAAGGCTTGTGCTTTTCGGTCTGCATCACCTAGTTTGTTGTAATTGATGTGGTGTGGATTTGAACCACACATAAACAAGCACTCCTGTCCTTTCAAGCCCCTAGCAATCAGGTATTCCCCTGTGGTTATGCTATGGTGGATTCGAACCACTAGCTCATTCTATCTGCTATTAGCGTTTACCCATTCCGCCACACATCAACTTACTCACACCTCTTAACCTAGGATAAGTCTGCAAACAACATTACGCACGCAGACCCAAGAAGTGCTTTCAAAACGCCGATATCGTGAATTGAACACGAACAACATTTCTGTTGGATAGCTTAGCAAGCTACTGGAATACTTTTATCCCATATCGGCAAAGTGGAGAAGATAGGAATTGAACCTACAATGTTTACCGCAAGGGAACAGATTTACAGTCTGCCGCAACACCGCCAATCGTTGCCGCTTCTCCATATCGTTTTAAAAGACTAGCATTGTGAAAATGTTTCGATTAAGGTGGATAGTTGATACTGAAAAACAATGCTAGTCTTAATAGCAGTATAGGCTATGACACCTATAACAGGTCGTGGCAAAGCTTGGATGTCATTCTACCCGTGCAGTTGGGCTCAAAGAAAGTAGCTTCGCTCGCTGTCTATCCATACAGATAACTGCTGCGCTATAGGTATAACTTAATTTTATTTGCGTATTTATAATACGCAAAACCTCACGGACTATCTGACAGTCCTTAACAGCTCTCGCTATGAGGTGAAAGGAGGACTTAATGCTAGTAAACCAATAAGTCCTGTAAAGGCACAAGTGTAATTAAACACTTGAACTACCCCTGTGGGATTTGAACCCACGATACAGGAATCAAAATCCTGTGCCTTGACCACTTGGCTAAGGGGCAATATGCTATTCTTTTGTTTCAAAGAGTACTGCATTTTTATTTGCTGTTTCAAGCTCTGTGAAGTTATCCTTGCCTTTTACAACATTTGGATTGCCATTACAGGCATTACAAGGCTTTTCACAATATAACTTATGTCTATGTTTGCACTGGTAACAGTGCTTATCCTGATTACCCATTATTTATCACCTGCCTGTCTGTGATTAGCTCTGTAAGAATCAAAACCATCCGGATAACGTGCTATAAGTTTATCTATGTTTGTCTGCATTACATCATCAAGATTAAAACCGCAAGCTTCGCAAATCATAGCAACGTACCACATTACATCGCCACACTCTTTCTTGAGATGTTCTAAGTCTATGCCTTTTTCGTGGAATATACCCTTTTTAACAAGGTCTGATACTTCGCCAGCTTCACCAGTTAAACCTAAGACACCATTAAGAAGTCCTGCTATGTCATTTATGTCGCTACACTTAGCATTGTTTTCTGCTAGAGAGCTAAGTGGAAGCTTACCAGTTAATTCAGTATATAATCTACGATATGCCTTTTTATCGTTAGTACGCATAGCCAATTTTTGGTATTCATTGCCCTGCATTTATAACTCCTAACTCTTTTTCTGTTTTTTAAAATTTTTTGGAATTTATTCAGCCGACTAGCTGATTCTCTGATGTGTTTATTGAATATCTTGTGATTGATTAATATGTGTCTATTATACAACAATTAACACTTGTTGTAAATGTCATTTTCTATCAATTTTCGTATATATTCAGACATTGAAACGCCTTGTTTTTTTGATTTTTTTTCAATATGTTTTCTCATTTCGTCATTAAGTCTCAATTTGATTGTACTTTCTTTTGGGTCACTTGATGTTCTCATTAATTTCAACCTTTCTTGGTCTTCCTAATGTTTCCTTAGGCTTCTTCAACGCCTCTTCTATGGACATACCTTTTTTATTAATTCTATACAGTACAGCTGGCAATCCTATATTGTATTCTTTGCACCATTCTTCTCTTGTTTTAGACACGCCATCTATAACCCAATGCATATGTTCTCGTGGCTTACGCTTTTTCCATTCGTCACTAGGCCGCTTATTATTGCTCTGCGTTTGCCAATCGGCCCACCGGCAGTTGCTAGGCTCATAGTTGCCATTAACATCTATTCGGTCAATAGATAAATCGTTTGAATAGCCGTTTTTTAATGCCCAGTCTATAAATTTCTCTCTATCGCTCCATTCTTCGCATATTTTAATCCCGCGTCCGCCATAATTAGCATAACTATGAGAATTTGGGTTATAACATCTCTGTATCATCCCGTTGTGTATTCTTCTCAGCCTATCTAATTCTTCAGAATGTTCCAATCTACTTTCTTCACTAAGACAGCCACAGCTTTTAACAACTCCTTTTTCCCAAAAACAAGGCTCAATTAATTTAATATTACCACAGTCACATTTACAAACAAATTTTCTATGTTTCTTTTCATCTTTTGCTATACCTATAACTGTGAGCCTATTGTTTTTGCGGCCTATATATGAATTGTCAAATTTTATAGGTTGGATATAATGTTTTGCACAATGAAAATTCCTCTTTTCAAAGGACTTTAAAGTGGCTAACATAGTTCTTTTCTCTCCGCATTGATTGCACTGCATTACATATTTAGGGTTTGTATCAATATCTTGAATAGATACGATTTTGTAATCACCATAATTTTCCCCAACCCTTGAAAGAATGACCTCTTTTTCATTTTTTAAAATTTTTTCAAGTTCACTTTTGGCTTCCTCTTGGCGTTTAAGCTTTTGGCAAGGACAAGTTTTAATTAACTCGCTCCACTTGTTACGACCTTTAATCATAGTTCTATGTATTACTCGCCCACACTCTGTACATTTAAGAGTTACATCTCTGCCCCTTGTATTGAAATCATAAGTAATATCAGTAATTATATAGATACCATTATAAGTGTTAATCTTAGAATTATAATTATCTAACATTCTATTAGCAGTGTCTATATTGATATTGTTATTTAATAATTCTTGTAATGTGTTTATAATATATCAACTCCTTATATTTATTTATATATATTATAACATATTTCTATTGTGTGGTACAGAATAAAATCCAAGAAGTTGCTCGTGTGACTTAGCAGGCAGTCGAACATACGTTCTTTTAACCCCCACCGCCCTTATCCGTGCAATTGTGCCTATTTTATGCCATATTCTCAAACAATTAACACAATTAACACCATATCCATACTATAACGCCGATAAACCTTAATTTATCAGCGTTATCTAAATGCTTAGCACTCACAAACCCAGTATTTAAGCGGTTTTCAAGTGGTTTAAATTGTGTCTGAATTGTTTATGGCGTTTATCTGCTGTTTATCCGTTAATTGTGTATCATTTTGGTTTAATTGCTGGCGTATTTCTGCGGCTGTAAGAGCTGTTTTATTAGTGTTTTCTCTGCTAACACCGGGCAAGTTCCAAGCAAAATGTCTGTTAAGTATTGCAAGAATTCCGACCGGATTTTTGTTGCCAGTTGCAAGCTTATTAGATAAACTTTCTTCACGAAAAACCCGCAGTTTTTGCGCGATGTCACAACTTTTTGTACTTAGCTTTTTCTCTTTCGTACCCCAGTCATATATAGTATCCCTATTAATTCCAGTTAATAAACTAAAACCTATAATACTACACTCTTTATCATATACAGCACATAAATAATAATATATATATAATATATACTCTACTTTATCATAATCATACATATTAAAATTATTATCCATAATACAATTAGTATTATTTTTATTAATATTCTTATTTAATTTTAATATACTTTTATCGTTGAAAACATATTTATTTATATACATCAGAGCAGCATTCCATCTGCTCTGTGGTTCTTTGGTCATATCTTCGATGTTGTGCTCTTGACAAAACTGCGATAAATAAAGCTCTATGTCATTCTGGAATATCTCCGGTGTGTCTGGTGTTTCCTGTAGTTTCTCCATATATTCCCCTTTCTGCCAGAACTATGCCAGCTAATTAATTATTATATATACTAATAGCATAAAAATAACCCAATAACTATTATATAATTATCGGGTGTAAATCTAATATTTATATATTTAACTGCTATTATATTAATATATTATATATTATTTGTCAATTTTAATTTTAAGCTTGACATAATATAAAAATCTGTTTATTATGTTAAGCATAAACAATAACAAAAATGTATTGAAATATGCTATTTTGTATTTATAAACAACAACATCAGATGTATTGAAATATACGTTTTTGTATTTCTTAAATAGTAACGTGCGGCGTAGAAAAAAGGGGAACGTTAAGCTCCCCTTTTTTATTTTATCTATCCGATTTTAGAACTCTTTTTTGATTATCTCCAAAGCTTTGTTATATGCCCAGTCTAAACTCTTATACTCGTTTTCTGTGGATATAACAACTTTATCCCCAGTATCAAGAACTTCACCGAAATAATAATCACATCCGCCGGACTTCTCCGCCTTTGTAGCTATTTTAAATGTATATCCGACAAATTCTTTGCCAGCGTTTCTTGTTTCTTCGACAGCAAATAAATAGCTGTCATAATCTGCATATTTTCCCACATTTTCATTTGTGAAGAACTTTGCAAGGCTCTTCATATCTGTTTTATTAGGTTCTCCATTCTTGTTTCTTTTAACTGTTAAATATCTCATATCGTTCACCTTTTAACCTTTCTAATTATTTTCCTTTTCACATTCAAACCCGAATAAAATATCATTCGCCAGCTCTTCGCTGACTTCTTCCTCTGCGATTGGCTTTCTGTTCTCTGCTCCGATTATTTTATCAAGGCTTGCGTCTATGTCTGCAAGCGCCTTTTCTCTGCTAAATCCAAGCTCAACAGCCTTGTTTAATAATTCGATTGTTTTCATCCTTTCCACCTTCCAGCCTTTCGGCTGTCCTTTCTTTGTTTCTGTAATTATAATAAACCTTTTTTAGTTTAATGTCAATACATTTTTAAATCTTTTTTAGTTTATTTATTCTCTACATATTTAATAATGTTTCCGGGCTGCATATCCAGTAACTCGCACAGCTTTTCTATTGTCTTAATTCCCACCATTTCATTTTTGCGTATCTTCTGTACTGCCGATTGGCTGATTAAGTTCTCCTTTAGTATTCGCGTAGAATTGTAACCGCTCTCCTTTAGTGTCTCCAAGACATCTATTTTATACTTAAGCATTGTTTGCTTTACCTCCTTTTATTTTTTATTACATTATATAAAATACATCCTCAAAAGTCAAACAAAAAATAATCTAAAAAAAGTTTATTTTATCTATTGACTTTAAACCGTTTTTAGTTTATTATAATAACTGTCAAGAGGACATACAAAAAGGCGGTTGCAATCCTACTAAGACAAGCAACCGTCATCAATCAAATAGGAGGTATTAAAGTATGAGATATTATATAACTTACAATGATTATTTTGGTTTTTGCGTTGTCGAAACTGAAACGTGTAAAATCGTTTTTGCAGGCAGCATTGAGGATTGCAATGCAAAATGTATTGAATTAAATAGTTTTAATTAGTCAAAACCGCCGCCCAGCGGTCTGGTGTAGGGTTGCAACCTTGCCACTGATGAGACAAGCAAAAATATAAAATGAAAGGTGTTAAAAATGAATATATTAGCGAATAAAAACGGCTTTGTATTAGCTCACGATGATTATTATGGAGATTATTGTTTTGGCTTAGAAAAAGAAGTTAAAAATCTATCTATGCCTTGCAATCAATACGGAACAAAAAAGGAAATAAAAGCAGAGTTGGAACGTTGGAGAAAAGAGGTTGATTTTGATAATCCGAAAATGCTTGAGGTTGAAACATTTTTTATATCTGTTTTAACACATTGCGAAAATTAGTCGAAACGGTGGAACTCTCCGCCGTCTGCAGGAACTGCCCCGCCTGCACTGATGAGACAGGGCACACAATGAAAGGATGGTTGATTTTATGGAATTTAGAACATATCAACAGGATTTAGAAGAGTTAAAAACTTCAGAAGAAGTCTTTAACAATGTTATTAGTTATATTTACGACAAGACACCAGAAGAAATGCTTGCTATTGCGAAATCAATTAAATCGGGCGCAAATGTTCTCCCTTTAGTAAAAAGAGCTTTCGAGCGTGTTCTTGCAATGCGACAAGCCGAAAGAAAAGAAGTTTTTGATTTTTATTATAGGATTTAATGAAAGGGTGATTGTTTTTATGACATTTGAAAAAGATTTGCAGGCTAAAAAGGCGGACGCATTGGCAGCATATAAGGCGGCTAAAGCTGATTTTTTAGAATCTGTAACAAGTGAAAATATAAAAGGCAATTTTGAAAAATATAAAATTTTTTGCATCAAAAAAGCCGACTGTATGCGGCTTGGTGTAAGAATTTAGGCAAGACTAGCGTTCCTGGGGTTCGATTCCCCGGCTTGCTTTTACCCTGAAAAGGGAATAAATAAAAGAGAGGAAGTACGATACACTTCCTCTCTTACCATTCAAAATAACATTTGTCCTAAAAATATACAACAACAAATGTCTTTGTTATAATAGCATTAAAATATAAAAAAGTAAAGGAGATTTTAAAAAAATGGCAGGATATTATAAAAATCAAATGAGTAATAACGCCATTTGGGCGTATTCGCAAGGTGAAAAACCAATGTACAAATGGACTAAGACCTCTATTTTAGAAGAGATAGATAACATTTTTTTGCACGCTGGCAAAAAAGTAGAAATAGATTTTAAAAAAATGACGCTAGAGGAATTAAAAAACAACTTTCTGGTGTGGTCTTCTTGGCATCATACAGGAAAATTTTACAATGAAACAGATTTTTATTGTATAGAAGAAAGTGCAGTATTAAATTTTACAGTTAAAAAATTCGATGAAATTATATCTAAAAGAAAAAAGAGAACGTATGCAAGAAGAACTGCGGCAGAGTTAGAACAGATTAAAGCAGAAAAAGAAAAAGATATATTGCTTACCGAGAGGAGCGAAGAACTTTATAAAAAATTATATATAATTTATATATATAAATCAGATTTAAAAACCTTTAAGGGCTTAATAAACAGGTTTTTGAATGATAAAATAAATATAGAAAAAGATTTTGCCGAAAGTGTAGAAATCGCAAGGCAAAAAGAAGAGCACAGAATAAAATGTTGGCAGGGAGATGTAAACGACTGGCACAACAGAGAGGGAATTGTTGATTTGTATTATCAAGACATAAGCGCCTATGTCTTAAAAATGCGAGGAGTGAAACAAATTGATAAAAAGCTTTTAAAACAAATAAAAAACAAAATAGTGAATTAGCTTTTTAAGGGCGTACAATCCGCACCTCTTGGCGCTGATGGATTGTTAAATCTAGCCATTTCTTGATACATTTTTAACCTTATAACTCTCATAACAAAACCTCCAAAATAAAATAAGTTGCACCTATACAAAAATGTATCAATGCAACTTTCCACTATGGTTCTATTAAGGTAAAATGATATAATAGTTATCTATTGTTTACATCTATTAAATAATAGCATTTTTAGATATTATTGTCAATACAGCAACTTTCTGTATAAATTAATGCTTTACTTGAATACCGACATTGACCAAGCTCATATATCAACAATTCCTTAGTCATAGTCGGATTAGTCTTTTGAATTATCTTTAACAACTCATCTATACTCATCATCCCACTCTCCTAACTGCTCCTAAAACCATATCAACAATGTCAAATACTTCATCGCCATAAGTTGCCACAAAATCGCACAATATCTCTTCCTGTTCAATCGGCAAATACACATCATAGGACATACAGATTGCGTGGCATACTTCGTGTATCAGCACTTTGCGTTGCATAAATCCACGCAAGGCATTTGATAGATAAATTGTATGTGTATTTCTATCAGTTACACCTAGCACAGAAACATTGTCTGACCGCTTTAATTCGCCCGAATTTGAATTTTTATATTGTACTTGCCACATTGTGCCATTAATGCTAAAAATCATCTGTATGCTCCTTTCTGAATGGAATAGGCTATGAATATTGCTACTCATAGCCCTTAATCTTAGAATTTTGACATAAGATTATTCATATTATTCTTGATTAAACTCTTTTCTTCGGCTGTTGCGTTATCGCTAACTATTTTAATTATCTCATTAGTAACAGTTTTGATGTATTTATCTAACGCTTTCATCCTTTGTTCTTTATCCTCTGGCGTAGTACCACTGTGCATTTCCTTAGTTTCTGTATAATTTCTCTTTGCCCTGTCATAGCCGCTTTCGTTCATCGGCTCTGTATAGTACATCTTACCATAATCTCTATCCATATCCCTCATATGTTCTGCTTCTGGGTACATGTGCATATAAGGCGGTTCTTCATATCCTCTGCGGTATGTTCCGTGTCCTTTCGGTGCAAATCTTCCATCTGCATAGCGGTAGTGGTCGTAAAATCTTCTGTCCGGATAATCTTCGTACTGTTCAAGCATACGCATAATATCTTCGTTATCTTCTGACTTTTCCATAGCTTCAACAATTCTATAATCTTTGTCAAAGCAAGCTATGTTCTTCGCTATTTCTGTAAAATCCTTTAAATCGTCAAGGTTCTGTCCCTCAAAGCTGTCTAATCCGATTGCTTCAACTTTTGCCTTGACACATTCCATAATCTGTTTAGCCCATTTGTGCATATCATCAAGCCTCCTATTTAATTATATCGCTAAAATCCGATGCTCCTTTATGTCTTCTATACCTATCATAAAGGGTGTTGTATTTAATGTTATATTCTTCTGAAAGTTCACCTAAAGTTTTTTTCACGCCGCCTATATTGACATAAACCGTATTTCTTCTGTTTCTTATTTGTTGTTTTGCAGTAGCCCACCTACAATTGTTAGGTTCATAGTTTCCATTTACATCTATTCGGTCAATGGATAATCCTTGCCTATACCCGTTCTTGATAGACCAATTGTAAAAAGTCAAAAAATCATTTGACCATTCCTCACAAACTTTAATTCCACGCTCGCCATACAAATAATACAGCTTTGAATTAGGATTATTGCATCTGTCGCGCATATTCTCCCAAATTCCAAAAATTCTTGTTTTAGACATGCCGTGTTTTTTCATTGATAAGGAACACTTCCTTAGTCTTTTTGCATTTAAGCAACCACAATTAGGGATTGAGCCTTTACTTGCCCTTTTTAATGTCGATGTCCTTCTGCTTACAATATTTCCACAATCGCATTGACAAATCCAGTAACAAGATTTTGAAATATCGGTTTTCCCTTCGTGCCTTTTTAATACTTTTAGTGCACCAAATTTCATACCTGTCAAGTCATTGTACAAACTGTTTCTAGCCATTTTCGCACCTCACTTAATTAACTTTAATTAAATTATATCAAATTATTTTCTTGTTTTCAATAAAAAAATGTGTTAAACTTAATTAAATTTATGAAAGGTGGTACAAATATGCCAAAAAATGAACTGAAGAATCGCGTCCGTTTCTCGACAACTCTTAACAAAGAGGTTGAAAAGAAATTGAAAGAATACTCCAAGCAAACTCTAATACCAATCAGCAAAATTGTTGACAATGCGCTTCTTGCATACATTTCAAGCAAGCCTAGCCAACACGATTAACTGTAATATTGGCATTTGCTACACTAATTTCCTGTGTAGATGTGTTCTTTACAGAAATTGCCTGACAGCATCCGCAAGAAAGCCATACATCCGTAGCCGTAGAAACATTGTTAAATGCTTCAACCGCTGTCGGTGTAGAAATTGCCAGTGTCGATAAATCCGGTTCACCCTCTATTGCAATCGCAAGTGATATAGCCCCTGCCGTACCACCATCAGGAACTGCAATATTTCCGTTAAATTCTACTCTGTACTTTGCACGGCAATTATTTGTCGCACCCTTAACATTGATTAAGCCACTTCCTGTGCGGTGAGTGATACATCCTTTATTGCAAGTTGAAGTCGGTGTATCTGCAAATAATACATTTCCGTTTGTAGCTACATTCTGTACGGCTACATTACTAAATTCAGCCATTTTATTTACCTCTCTTTCATAAAAATAAGGGCAAACATTATAGTCTGCCCTTTGATTATAAGTAATACTGCTTAGCAGACATAATCGAGTTAAACTCAATTAAGATACTCAATTATTCAGTTTTAGCAGCCACATCCTGTATTGCAACCACATCCATAAGCATAAGCATTAGGATTAGGCACAACATAAGCTGGAATAGCCGTAGGATTTACAGAGTTGATAATCTGCTGTGTCTGAGCTGCCATCTGAGTTGTAAGAAGTGCGTTCTGTCTATCCTGTGATGCGGCTCTGCGTAAATCGTTGTTCTCTGCTGTAAGTGTTGCTATCTTATCATTTGTTAAGAAATCAAGGATAGCTCTCGTTCCTGCCTGCTGGCTGTCGATAATATCTCTTGTGTTGTTGCACATTGTGTTCTGTAAAGCACAAGTGTTAGTTGCCATGTTGTAGTTTACGCCTTGAATAGCTTCTCTTGTCTCACAGCAACAGTTAGCAAGCTGTGCCTGTAATGCGTTTGTATTCTGCATATTAGCGACTGTATCAGCGTTAATAGCCTGCTGGATGCCATAACCAGTCTGCATGATATTTGTGTTAATACCATTAAAACCAGTAAGCATGCTATTGTTCATAGCGTAGAAGCCATCACATAAGCCGTTAGAAATACCATCTAACTTGCTAATAACTGCGGAATTATCAAATCCTCTCTGAATATCAGCCTGTGTAGCTGCTGTTGCAACATAGCCACCGCCATTGTTGCCACCAAAACCGCCAAATCCACCATTGCCCCATCCAAAGAGTAATGCGAATACAACGATTATCCAAAGCCATCCGCCGTCAGCCCATCCGCCGTTATTGCCGTTACCGTCAATATTAGCGACTAATGGTACGCTGGCACAATTTGAGTTTGAAAACATATTGTTACCTCCTAAAAATATATTCATAAAGATGTCACCTAGGTAGTTTGCAAAGACATCTAATATGCTACTAATTACCAAATCTGCTTTTTATCTGATTAAATACATCATCTGCATTCAATCCCTTTTCTTTGCATAAATTTCTAGCCATCTGCTCTATGCCTTGCATATTGCCCTGCTGTGCCATCTGCATAGTGTTTTTCATCATAGGATTGCTCATAATCTGATTATTCCCCATCATCTGCTGTATGAACTGTTGCGGACCAGCTTTCATCATCTGAAAAATGTTAATTGGGTTCATTCTTCATCACCGCCCTTGCTTTGAGTTCTTGAAGTTTTTCTTTGCGTTCCTAAAGATTTATCAAATCTATCTTCTAGCTGTCCTATTTTCTCTGATAATTCTTCAAATTTATTTAGAAATAGCTGTGTGCTTTCGTCTGACAGGGTAAATTTAGCGTTTTCTGTATTAGCCATAGAATTTACTGTCTGATTATCTTTAGGGTCTGTATAAGGCTTATACACAATCGTTCTAATTGTTCCATCAGCATTCCAGCCCTTAACATAAATCTCCGACATATCCTGCTTCGGGAAAAATGCCATTGAGCCATCCATAGGGACCTCGTTAGCGTTTATATTTTCAACTGCTTGCACAACTCTGCCGTTAATACCTATTATCTGCTGTGGAATAGTTTGCTGAACTTGTGATTGCTGCATCTGCTCCTGCGGCTGAAATCTCTGGATATTTGCCATAGGATTATATTGATATGCTCCATATTGAGGTACATAATTACTCATAATCGGTTGCTGATAAGGATTGTTCATTGTCTGCCTCCTCTAAAACTTCCTCGATTGCGTGGATAACAAGAGATAATGTCACTAAGTCAAGCTTTTGTAATTCTTCTTTGCTTAAGATTTTTTCTCTAACTTCATCAGAAAACATTCGCATTACCTCTCTTTCTAGTTACATTTTTGCATAAAAAAAATCACTTATAGCGACACATAATAGACATATGTGCGACATATAAGCGACAATGCTGAAATTATATAATTGTAAAACGTGATAAATGCGGCATTAGCACTTCCTATATGTTATAGGAACTGCATTAAGTTTGTGCTAAAAATTCTTAAGCTGTATTTCAATATTTCCATTGACAATTACTATCTTGTCAATTATAGTCTTTAGTATCAAGTTCTTTTGTTTCTTGTCGACCTTATCCCAAATGTCGGCAAGTTTTTTTATGTTCTCATAAACAAACTCCTTTTTCTGCATATTGATTGCGTTTTTGCTTTCAGCGGCAATGTTTAATTTCATTTCCTTAATCTGTGCTTCCAGTTCTTTAATCATTTCTAAGACAGTATCATTTCCGTCAGCATACAGATTATACAATCTTTTTAGCTTAATCTGTTCCTTTTCAAGCTGTGATTGCATAATTTCAAGTTTTGTCGCCTTTTCTTTTGGCTTGTAAGATGATAAATCAAGTGATATTTTAAGGATTTCTTCTTCTACTTGTTTCTCTATCTCGTCCGCCCATTCAAGCGAATTATTACAGCTTGCATTATAATTAGGCAGATATGAAAGCGATTTATTTCTTGAGCAACAATAAATCTTATGTTTTTCACTGCCCCATTTTTGATAACGCATTTTGCAACCACAAATTCCACAATAACATAATCCGGTCAATAAATTAGGTTCAGTTATGCAGTAAGTTTTTGCTGAACACCTTGACTTTCTTAGTTCTAATCCAAGATTAAACCTATCTTTATCAAAAATAGGTTCGTGTTTTCCTTGATATATTTTGCCTTTGTAAGGTATCATTCCGATATTTACAACGCCGGTCAAAATGCTTCTAGTAACAAGTTCAGACTTAAAGCCACAAATTTCTTTAATTTTCGCATCTGAATAGCCAGATATGAATAATTCAAGACCTTTTCTTGCTTGTTCTGCACGTTCCGGGATAGGTATTAATATACCTTGTTCCTTACTGTAGGAATAACAATACGGCAAATTGCCACCGCCCATCCAGTAACCCTGCTTAATTCTTTCAAGCATACCGCCACGCATACGCAACATCATAGTATTTTTATCAAGCTGTGCAAATACAGCCATCATTTGTGTGTACGCCTGCTCCATTGGGCTATCATAATTTACGCTATCGTGAACACATTTAAACACGACATTATACTTTTGAAATACTTTCTCGATAAGATATATTCCGTCAATCATATTTCTTGATAATCGGTCAAGCTTAAAAGCAACAACACAACTTACTCTTTTGCGGCTACAATCATTCACAAGTCTTTGAAGTTCCGGTCTATCCATATTTGTACCTGTGTAACCATCGTCAATATACCAATCTGTTATTACAAGCTCATTTTTCCTACAATAATTTTCAATGTCTCTTTTTTGGCTATCAAGTCCATTGCCCTCAACAGCCTGTTTTTCAGTAGATACTCTCATATAAGCAACACATTCCATATATTTTATCTCCTTATGATATAAATAAATGTGCCGCATTTATCACGTTCTACGGCACATTGTAACACATATTTACTTGTTGTCAATTATCTCTGCAATTATCTTTAGTAAGCTGTCTGAAAGAGTTATGTTTTCTGTTTTTACGTCTTCACCATTTTGAGTAACCCTAATCATTGTATAACCTCCAACTTACTTATTTTCTTTTTAATTTTGTTTATCTTGCGATTGACTGTTCTATCACACACGGACAGCCGCATAGCAATTTCTGTAATGCTTCTGCCCTGTGATAGTAACTTGAATATTCTCAATTCTTCTTCTGTAAAATTGGCATTTTTAATTATCTCATCAAGTTCCGGCTTAGTCAGTTCTGAAAACTTCATAAGCCAATCTCCTTATTTAAACTTAATATGTTCTATTCCTGTTTCTTTGTATAACTGATTAACAAGCTCCTCTGCTGTGAATAATCCGTCATTGTAGTTATCTATAAGTACTTTAAGCTCTTTTTGTACTTTTGTTAATCTCTGCTGTCCGAAACCGAATTTATCATGCAGCACCCATAAAATTAATATTAATGCTGATTCAAAATTTTTCTTCTGCTGTTCATTACTAATCCTATTCATCTGAGCACGTAACATTTGCTCCTTAAACTTTTTCTGTTCTGACTTACTCATACATACTCCTTATTTATCAAGTATTTTGACAATTTTCTTTATTATTTTTTGTACTGAAACTTGGTTTTGAACATTTTCTTCTAAAACTTTTTGCATTTCTTTCAGAATTAAAGTGTGGATATGCATTGAGTACTCTAATTCTTGTATTCTTTGCATAATTTCATCTTTCTCTTCTTCCATTTGTTCACCGCTTTCTTAAAAATTGATTATCATACCGCCATAAATGCTTGCTATTATCATTCTTAAGGCTTTTACCCCTTTCATAGTCTGTCTGCCAGCATTTCTGACACAACTGTCCTTGCGGTCTGTCAATAGGTTCTCCACAACGATAGCACAAGTAATTTTCTTTGCGATATTCTTTTATATTCTGCCTATTTTCAATTCTTTTTCTGTGGATAGCATTATCTTTGCTCTGACATACAAAACACTTCGCTTTACCCTTAACAGCTTTAGCCTTTCCACATCTAACACATGTGCCGGTTTTCTTGCGTTCAGCGTATAAGTTTCTTGAATACCGTTTAAACGCTTCGTTGTTTTGTCTTCGCTTATCATCACTTATTGGGTGACTGGCTCTGTATTCTGCTTTCTTAGCTAAACATTCCAGGCATATCTTTTCTTCGCCTGCAAGCTTATTTTTACGGCATTCCGGACATATCCTAAGCTGTCTACATAATTCTCTAGTTTCTCTTTGATAAGCTGTATGCTTTTCTTTACATTCTTCGCAATAAAAGCCTTTTCTATCAAGTGGCTTGCCACATTTAGGACACAATCCATTATCTCGGCGATAATTATATAATTTCTTCTGTGGACTAATTGGCGTTGTTTCCACTAAAAATCAACCTCTCATTCTGTCAATTCTATCTTGTATCTCTTTAGGTGCTTCAATATACTCTTCTGCGTTTGTATTTTGACCAATAAGGGCATTTCCTTTAATTTGTAATGTATTTATATCTCTTTGGAATTTTTGCTCGATTTGAGCCTTATACGAATTTGCATTCGTCTTTTCGATAAGTGATTTAATATTGTCCGGCATACGATTTATTTCATTCGCACGCTTAACAACTGTTTCGTAAGTTCTTAAGAAATTCGATTGTATTACTGTTTCTATCGTCTGATAATCTGATGTCGCCCAGTTTTTAAGGTTGTCTGGCATGCCAACCGCTTGTCTGACTAATGGTGGTAGCTTGTTAAATTCTTCAACTGCCCCATATGTGCCATTCCGTAACGCCTTACTAACCAACCCCCAAGCTGCCATTCCGTCAAGTTCCTGTGGCTGTGATATAGTCTGTATTTTACCTATCAGCTGTCCTATGCTTGGAGCAAATCCGCTTGTATTAGAGTTGATGTATGCTTTAAGTGCGACTGATACTTGTTCATAACTGTAATTTTCCAACATCATATTCCACACATCTACTGTTTCGGATAAGTTGTTAGGCTTGTAGTTAGGGTAGCAATCACACATAATGCGAATGATTTTAACTGTTTCTTCTCTTGTCAAGCGTTGCTACCTCCTGATTCATATAAAATTTTGATACCATCTGCGTCTACATTTGAGCTTTTATTTACTATGCTTCTAAAAATATCCACATAATCACAATTACCCAAATCAATAGGGCAATTATCTAATATATTTAATATATCTTCAATAACTGCTCTTTCACTATCATTAACTGTGATTTCGTAAATTGTATCTGAATACATAATTTTTCTCCTTTACACATTATCCCAATCAATAGCACCCTTATTGAAATTCTGATTGCCTTGTTTATTAGAATTATCTTCTTTCAACTCGAACAAGCCTTGCCAGCAATGGTCTACTGACTGATTAAGAATTTTAATGGCTAAGTCATTATCTCCGCCTGATAGCTTTTCAAGGGTATTCATAGCCCTATGCAATGCCTTGTCAGTGCATATAGGTTTTTTAATTCTCTTGCGCATTGTCACATACTCGTTAAATGCTTCATCAAGTAATTCATCATCTGGATAATAACTTTTCTTTTTGGATATTACGTTAGTAATATCTTTTTCTGCATTCTTATCTTCTTTAATTTCTTCTGTTCTTTCATTCTTACTTTCTTTTAATATAGAGTTTGTTAATAGAATGTTATCTGTTTGTTGATTGTTTGTTAAGTTGTTTGTTATTTGTTTGTTATCTTGCTTGTTATCTGTTTGATACAAATTGTAGTTAACCACAGTAAATATCGTGAATTTGTTTGTTGCTTTGCTTGTTATTTCGCCTGTTAATTGTAAGTGTTTTAGCGAGGTACGAATTTCCATTACAGACAAATTAGTTTCTTTTGATAATTCAGATATTGAAGAGGGGAAAGACCCTCTTTCAATTATCTTACCTTTGTAATTTCCGTCTTTCCAATAGGCACTTATCAACATATACATAAAAAGTCTGAATGTATTAATATCGCTCCACCATTCCCACTTTAAAATCTTTCTGTCAATTTTAATAAAATTGCCTGCCATAATTACCTCTTCAAGTTCTGTCACATTGTTACTTCACTAAATCGTTGATATTAACTCTGAATCCGTCAAATTCCTTGCCTTTAAAGTAGAATCTGTATTTCCTACTCTGTTTCGTTTTCCATTATTTGTCTCTCCATATTGCTTCATCAAGAATATATTGCCTGATAAATCTATCTGCGTACTGTGGATGTATCATTGACCTTGCTGTTTTCTTATTATCTGCCCCTGTTTTTGCATAATGTTCTTTTGCCATTGTTCTTATTGCGTCCTTGCATTCGATAGCGTTATAGCTAATTGGCTCAAAAATAAGATTATTCTGTGGTTCACAATTCAAAAACCAATACTGTGTAGGCTTTTTAAAGTAATCTCCGCTGTCTCTCCTGTCTCTATCAATTACCGCCGCAGAATAGCACCAATATCGTCTTAAAAAATGTTCCTCTGAATAAGGATTTTCCATTACTAGTTTCAATCCTTTTCTCATGCAAATAATAAACATTTTGTTTACCAAATCATACATAAGCGAAACTTCTTTAAGCAAATTCATATCAAATTCGCATTTTTCTTCTAAAGACCATTTTTTCTGACTTGCTGACTGTCCTCTGAACCACAGCATTATCTGATTTTCAAACCTTATGCAAGGGAAAAATGCAAATATCAAATCATCGGTGCTTATCTTATCAAACAAACTCGGCTCGCCTTGATACCCCCCTTCTATCTCTTTAAAAAGGTCAGTAACATAATCTGTTTCGCCAAATTCATTCTGAATATCATAGTCGTAGGCTTCAATTCCATACTTTTTGAAAGCATTCTTGAATGTGCCCGACTGTTCAAATAAACAATGTACTATCATTCTAAATCCACCAAAAGGAAACCTCGGTTTTATGTCGCGACAACCTATTCCTTTCTTTGATTTTTAGTCTATAGTCCTATACTTATCTTCGTGAAATTCCCTATCTTCTTCATTGGAATAGGCTCTTTTACAATTCGTACAAAATTCTAAATGCACCTCTATATCTGTGCTGTTTTCGTATCTACAGCCATTGCAATCATTCATTCCGAATCACCCACTTTCTCAAAAGGAACTCCTCTTAAATGCTCATCAAGGTCTAATTCCGTTCCATCAATATTTCCATTCAGCTTGTTTTGGCAATGACACAATAGTATTTCAAGGTTGCAAATTCTGCCGGCTCTGTATTCATCACGAATAAAATCCAAAACCCTATCTACACTTTCCACCCTGTATTCAATCGTATATTCCCTACAACTTTTAAAATAGCTATTGGCAAGCTCTCTGTATTTTTCTCCTTGTGCGTATTTTTCTTTTGCCTTGTTTAAAAGTTCTTCCGCTTTTGTCATTCACTTTCACCCACTTTCAATAAATCCATAAACTTCTCATACTGTTTCTGCGATACCTTGTTATTAGCCTTATCCGCTCTCAATTCGATTTTAAGGTGCTTTTCAGCGATAGAAGATAATTCCCTCGCTAACACCTTTTTGCCTTGCTGTATGCCTTGCATATAGCCTTTAGGCGCTTTTCTCTCGCCTATTGAACCACTAGCACGATTTTCTCCTTGACCGCCTAAACTGACATTTCTAAGCTGATAACCTTTATCAGCATATAGCTTGATGTAATACTTCTCTTTTTCGTCAAGCTGACTTTCGGGGAAATTCAGAAATTCAATTCGCCAACCATAAGGGTTTTTCTCTTTGTCGTACAGTTTATGTTTGCGCAAGCTAAGGTCTATATGCTGTTCATAACCTACAAGGTGGCTTGCCAATCTGCTAAGCGTATGCACCGCCTGTCCGACATACGCATACTTAAATCCGTTTTCATCTTCTCGGAGTAGGAAGTAAATCCCACTCCTGTCATTCAGCTTTGGATTTAGCTTCAATAGTCGCTTTTTATTTTCCTGTTCAATCGCCTTGGCTCTTGCTATGTTCTGATAATTCAACTGTTATCACCTGCCTTTAGCTGTTCCGCAAGCTCTTCTAGCTTAAACATATCATCAACAAAGATAAGTCCTGCATCTTCAACAGCTTTTGCAAAATCGTCAATAGCCTTATTTCTTACATCATCAGCTGTTACAAACTCACAGTTAAAAGTACTGCAAGTTCCTGTAGTATGATGTATACATTTATTGCAATCTCTATCCATTAATTTTACCTGCCTTTACTATCTCTATTGCCCTTTCGAGAGAAATAAGATAATTATTGCTGTTGCCACTTCCATACAATCTTACAGAAGAGTCTGTTTTCAACTGCTCTACAACCTTATCCACATCATAGGCAGTTGGAGTTTGTGTTTCATCATTGATAATACTCTTTACGATATTCAGACCGGCATTTATGCCTTTTGCGTATGCTCCTATTTCTCTTTCTTTCTGGTCTTTCATCAGTTCTAATAATTTATCTGCGTCAATTTCTCATTCTTCATCACTCCTATCTAAATCTAATTTTTGACCACAGTTCGGGCAGTAATCATAATCATCATAACCAACCTCATATCTCTTATCGCAACAAGGGCAAATCCAAGTATCATATACAAGCGTTCCGTCTGGGGCATATCCATCACCCTCAAATGTCGGTTTCTTAGCTGTCTGCTTTTCTCTAGCTTCAATCACACTCTTAAATGTAAAGCCTTTCTTAACGCATTCATCTTCAAACTGCATATAGTTTTCAAGGACTTCTGTTGTCATTTTGCGGTCAGATAGCTTCTTGATTGTTTCAAGTGCCTGTATTGCAAGTTCAGACGCTTCTCTTGATATATTACTTCCGAATGGCATATCAATATTCTGCTGAAATTCTTTAATTGCTTCGTCCTCTTTCATATATTCACCTCATTCGATTAATAAAAAAGCACCCATCATTAATTTTGCTGTTGATTGTAATAATATTTGTTCCCCATAATCCAACACGAAAATTTCTAGCTGTATTGCTATTACAAATAACGCAGCGGACTTTATCGTACTTGCTTAATATTTCTTGAAAATCCTTATCGGTGCTTGTGCTTGTAAAAATATAACCATTTTCGTAATTGCCATGTTTGCAAATCATCAAATCACACCTCTTTAATTAAATGGTAATCCCTCATCAGCTACGCCATTTGGAATTGACATAAAGCTGTCTGAACTAGCATTACCGCCCATAATTCCATTACTGTTATTATTCTGCTGATTAGCACGACTTTCACAAAATTCGTGTCTTTCAACAACACAATCATTAGTATAGACTTTCTGTCCGTCTTTGTTAGTGTAGCTGCCTGTCTGCCATCTACCCTCAACGATAATCTTAGTTCCCTGATGTAAATACTTCTCTGCAAACTCTCCATTTTTGCCAAATGCAATACAGTTAATAAAGTCTGCTGCCTGTTCGCCCTCTTTCTTGAAAGCTCTGTCAACGGCTAATGTGTATCTTGCTACTGCCATACTTCCATTTGCCGTCTGTGAATATCTAATTTCCGCTTCTCTAACAACTCTTCCGCATAAAATCACACGATTCATCTATTTTCCTCACTTTCTACTAACTCAAATCTGTATTTCTGTTCTGCATTAGGATATTTTTCCTCATCAACCTCGCTCATAAACATTTCAAGAGGTCTATTCCAGATATGCCTCTCAATTCTTCCAACTTCTTAAATTAAGTCCGCCACACCTAATGCAATAAAACTTTTTATATCCTCTTGCATATTCACACAAATAACCACAATGTCCGCAATATTCTTTTCCGTTACTAACTGATATTTTTTTAGGTTCTGACACATTGTTCCTCTCGAGCAACTCTCCGTGTTTACATTCTATACAATCTTTATGCTTGCAAACATTACAATCAATCATTGTTGCACCTCAATTCTTTCAGTTTTGCTTCGGCTTCTGATTTTGTGAAGAATACAGTTTTGCCAAAATTCTTCAAATTTGTTACAATCCAATCAAGGCTATATGCCCTCATATCTTGCACATAATTTTCTTTTTTGCTGTCGCACTCATACTCGCACCCTTGGCAACTACATTCATCGAATTCCTCATTGTTAAATGTACATTTAGTGTATCTGTTGAAAATACAATAAACTGTATCTCCCACCTTGCAAGGCAATTTAACAAGTCTGCCCTGTTCCTCTAAGTCCTCATATTTGCCTAATCTTTCTATCAGCAAATTCTTATAATCGTAACTGTTTTCTCCGCAAGGTAAGCTATCAGAAGCTCCGTGTGTTCCATTTGAGTAAGTCTTTGTTAATCTCTCCATTACGTCTCCTTTCTGCCTTTAATCGTCCTTTTCTTCAAAATCTTCGCAACTATCATCATACATAGTCGCTATTCCGTAATTGTCGCTATCGGTATTGCTACAATAAAATTCCTTTTCTGTTGTAGAATACTTGTTATATTTGCATTCTCCGCAAATTTCTCTTGACATATAATCTCCTTTCTAAAACGGACACGCACTAGGATTTTTTAATCTTTCAAAACAGACATATCATATCCACTTTCGATGAATTTCAATGTCTTTTTGTGATTGCAAGCATTGCCTAAGTATGTATAAATCTTATCCATATCTTTCTCCGAAAAATCTGTACCAAGGTAATCATTTACCCCCGCAAGGATAAAACTGTGAAATTCATCATTTTTTCGCTTTGTACTGTATGGTTCTGTCTTGTAAGCAGGTCTTGAAAGCCATTCCAACATTTTGCACTTTACATCTGTTTCATTTTCACAATCTTTTAATCCGAAATATGTATTGCTTCTAATATGTGCTATAAACTCTGCGTTATGATTTATAACGCTATTAGGAAAACAATTCATTAAATTTGTGACTATATCCCAACTAATCAAAACGGACATTCATCTCCTTTCCTTAAAATCCAACTCTTACCTTGTTCCGCAACATCTACATTCGCCCCATTTACGGCATTTTTCATTTTCTCAATAAAACTATCCTTATCAGCATTTTCACTTGATAAATGGCACATTATGACATTCTGCAAGCTATCTGAATGATTTGCCTTAACAAAATCACAAGCTGTGTCAATGGATAAATGACCTCTGAATACGTGATTAGCCTTGCCTGTGTTATCCCTGTCGATTAAATCCTTGTCATAATTCACACCCAAGAGAATATGGTTTATATCTTTAAATCTCCACTTGATTAAATTTGTGTCGGTTATGTAAAGCATTCTTCCCATTTCCTTGTGAGTAATCAAAAAGCCATATATCGGACATGGTTCGCCATTTGCGTCTGTGTGCGTCCAATTTCCGCCTATTGTTGTTAAATCAAAGGGTTTTACTGTAAATTCGCCCATGTTCATTGATTTACAGCTATTGCCTAAATATGGTGCAAGTATCGGTATTCCCATAGGCTTAAAATCGTTTAATGACTTGCTGTGGTCTAGAGGTGGGCATGACTTATTATCATGCCCCTTATCCCCCTCATGTTCCAATCTAAGCCTTTTTTAATCTCCTTAATCGGTATTCCACAATCAAGGATAAGTGTTTCTCCGCTGTTGGAAGTTAGCAGATAGCAATTTCCGGCTGATGATGAGCCTAAGCATTTTAAGTACATTTACATCTTCTCCTTTACTCGCTACTTCGCAAAAACAATAATAATTTTTCTGTACAATCAGCACAAAGGTCGTATCTATAATCTACATATGAATAGCCATCTGGATTACCATAAAACATTGAATGAAAGCACAGTCGATTTTCTTTTTTGATACCATATTTAAAATATCCAGCCCATTTAGACAAACTGTAGTCAAAAGGCTTTCCACATCTATCACATTTACGGATTTCTTCAACTGCCATACTCACACCTCGATTTCATCATCCTGTGGAAACTGAAAGTACTCTGTTGTAGCTTTCCGGAATTGTTCCTCACTCAAAATACGCTGTACTTCTTCAAAGCGCTTTGAACTGGCTATGCAATGATAAAACACATTATTTTCATACACTTTTCTAAGCATTTCCATAGCCTTAAGTGCCTTTGCGTTGGTTGAGTATTCAGCAATTTTTACACTTGGTGCGTATGAGTTTTGGCAATATATACGTGCTACTTTTGCATCATATTTAGCACCAATAACAAATAATTGATAATCATTATATGGAACATCTAATGCTCCGTCCTGCGAAATTATTCTCATACTCAATCTCCTATTCTGCCTGCATAAATGGCGGTAACGTGCTATCTTCTGCCTGTTCTTTGGTTGCTTCTGTTGCTGTGGTGTCGATAATGTCGCTTTCGTCAAAATCTACTGCGTTTGCGTTTTGTTCAATATCGTAAGCTACATCCTGCTCAAGCATTTCATCATGGCTGATTTCCTCGTAATCCTCATTTTCATTTCCGCTATGAGAATTATTGATATATTTAAGAAGTCTATTCTTAACAGTTTTCATAGCCATCTGGTCAGCAAATTTCTGATGGGCGCCGTTCCCGTTCTCCTTGTACCCATATCCCTGCTTCCAAGCCTGTTTAATCTGTGCAATGGTCATAACTTCCGCTATCTTCTCTCCGTCATCCATAATCGCCACTGCATAAGCCCCGGTAATCTTATCATTGTCGATATTCTCAAAACTCTGTTCGTGGCAATCAATAATTGTCTTAGCGTCCTCTTTGTGATACTTGAACACATCTCCCTTGTAAATGACCGCTGCATTAATGTCTTTAAGTCCAAATCTCCTTGCTATACAAGTGTTTCCATACACTGACTTCTGACACTGTAGCTTGCCGCCATAAGCAACTGGGTAGCACTGTTTCTTCTGCATTGAAAGTCCGTTCGTAACCATTTCAACAAGTGCATTCTCAATACTTGCCCTTGTGCAACTCTGTAATACAGGCTTCTTATTCATATCTACTGTGTCCTGTAAAATCAGCATTGCCGACATAAACTCGTTTGTGTAGTTGTAATCTTTAGGGAATGTCAAGCCGAATTTCTCTTTTTGCTTAATTTTAACAACCATTCCCTCTGTAAAATCTTTTGCTACAAGCTCTCTGCTTTCAGCTTCTTTCTTTTCCACAACTGCCGTATTCTCTGCCATAATTATTCCTCACTTTCTTCTTTGTATTGCTCTTTCTATCGCATTTTCACCGTTACTCTCATTTTCCCATTTTCTTAAAGTTTGCCTACTAACTTTTAGCTCCCTACTCCAATCTGATAACGTTTTAGTAGTTCCATTGTGCGTGATATAATGACTATTACGCCTATTCTTAGATTGCTCTCTAGCCGGAATCCAAGTACAATTAGATGGTTCATAGTTTCCGTTTACGTCTATTCTTTCCAAGGTTAGTGATTCTTCATAGCCATTTTCAATAGCCCAATCGTAAAATAAGCAAAAATTATTTTTCCACTCATCACACATCACTATTCCTCTACCGCCATAATAAAAATAAGCTTTGCTATTCGGGTTAAAACAGCGTTGCTTAACATCTGTGTATATGCTGTACAATCTGGTATGTGTTTTATTATGAGTAGTAAAATATTCTGCGTTTCTTTGAGTTTTTATGCAACCACAACTTCTTACATTACCACTTCTTAAACTATCGCTTGATACCACTTTTTCATTACCGCAATCGCACAAGCAATTCCAATAGCAATTCTTGTGCCCAGATTTAGAATATTTGTACTCACAAAAACCAAGAACGATAAGCTTTCCATACCTTTTTCCAGTTATATCTTTGGTTTTTATTCTTTTATTTTCGCTAATCATTTTTTATCTCCAAAATTTCCATATCTCCATCACTAACAGCTAGCATTATTACTTGTGATTTAATTTTTTTTATAATATTTGATACATTTTCTGAATCGAGTGATTCTATATCATCAACAATTAAAGGGCAATTTATGTTACATATTTTTTGAATAGATAAACATATATCTATCTTCCCCATAATTTTCTTTGCTTTATTTGATGTACAATCTAATAACGATTTGTTATCTATGGTAGGAATACAAACTGTTTTATAACCACCAGACTTTGTATAAGTGAACAACTGCCACTTAACTAACCCAAAATGGCTGTTTACTGCTTCTGTTAAGGCTTCATTCTTTGCCTTATCAAGTTCATCAAGTAAATCAAGGATTTTCTCGGCATTAGCCTTATTCTGTTCAGAATCAATCCTTGTCTGCTTTAATTCTTCAAGTCGCTGTTCATCTGCCGCCGTATCGGACTTTGCAATCTGGCTTTCACATTCTGCTAACTGCTGCCTTAAAGCTGTTTCCCGTGCTTTTAATTCTGCCTTAACTGCTGAAATATCATTAGCCTTGTGCATAGCCTCTTCTTTTTCTGCAATCTGCTGTTCAATTGCCTTGTATTCTTCTGTAGCTGATACATCAATCTCCTGTGGAAGTTCTGATAACTGCTTTTCAAGGCCTGCAATAGCTGTGTTCAGCATTTCAAGGCTTTCTCTATGCTGTGGCAACTCTTTCTGTAAATCTTCAAGAATCTTCTTATTTTCATCAAGTTTGTCTTTAAAAAGGTTGCCATTGTTTGTGATAAGCTTTAATTCTTCTGCCTTGTGGCTATCAAAATCAGCTCTTAACTGTTCTTTCTTATCCTCCGGATATTCCTGCTTGCAATAAGGACAAATAAGACTTGTTTCGTCAAATTTGCGTTCATTCTCTGCTTTCCATTTATCCCTTATATACTGTAAATTCTTATTTATGCTATCAATGGCACTCTGTTGATACTCAATGTTCTTTTCTGTATCGGCAATAGTCTTTTCTGTCTGCCTAACAAGAAACTGCTTATCAGAAATCTTGTTCTCAATCTCTCGCCTAGCCTTAACATTAGCTTCATTAGCCTTGCGTGACATATCGCTAAGTTCAAATTTGAGATTAAGAATATCCGAACTAGCCTTGTCATATTCAGCCATCAGCTTATCATTGTCGGTCTGCTTTGCCACGCAATCAGCAATCTGTTCTTTCAGGCTGTTTTTCTGTAATTCAAGGTCAGATACTTCAATAGCCTGTTTAAGCTGAATATCTCTTTCCTTTTCTTTAATCTGTCCGTCAAGAATAGGCAAATCCTTTGTAATCTTGGTCTTGGTAGCCTTATTCATAGCGGATAATTCCTCAACTGTATATTTATTAAGTAAAGGAACTAACTCAGCTAATTCGGCTTTCTGTGAAGCTATATCAAGGTCTGTAACATCGCCTACTAAACCAAATAAGTATTCTCTCATTTCAGCTGGCTTCTGATTAAGAAATGCGTTTACATTACTGCACATCTTGAATACATTCATATCAACATCAAGATGTGCATTGAAATCCTTAAGATTCTTTCTCACATCATTAATATAATATGAGTTGTCGTCCTTATAGCCTGTCTTATCCTTGTTGTATGTGCGGACCTGTACTTTCTTCATAGTTATTTCTTTTCCGTCAACATCAAGTGTAAGTTCAACACTTGTATCCATATCATCAACGGACTTTCCATCAACCTCTCGTCTGACAACCGGATTATCCTTTAATTCATAATCACAGTTAAACAAGCACCACAGATAAGCTGTGGCAATAGTCGACTTACCCTTGCCATTCTTAGCCGTAATCTTTGTAATGGCATAAAAATCAAACTCTGCGTGTGCGTAGCACATAAAGTTTTCAAGTACTACCTTTTTTAAAACTGCTCTTTCCATAAACATATCCTTTCCTTTTATATATTCATAATGAATACATCATCTTCTATTGAGAAGTTATCAACTGTCTTATCTGCCAGATAATGCCGTCTGTCAAGTTCATCAAACGTGCCATCAAATATAACACCTTGAACTGGATGCCATACTTGACAACGCTTTTCATTATCTGCTGCCATAGCAGCTAATTCCGAAACTGTAATATCACTATTCATCAGCATTCTCCTTTTCCTCTACAATCTCAACTCTGCCTACTGATACCTCATAAGCTACTTTGTTTTCGATTTTGTCTTCACTTATCTTCTTTGTATAAGGTCTTGACTGAAACCTACCTGTCATTTCTATATGTGTTCCTACTGGCAAGTGACCGACAAACTTAGCTGTTCTGCCCCAAGTTATGCAAGGTATATAGTCTGACTTGCCATATGCTCTGTTAACAGCTATGAGAACATTTGTTATTTCTCTTCCAAGTGGTGTTACCCTGTATATAGGTTCTTTGCAAATAAAACCTCTAAGAACTACATCATTATTAAAAGGTAGTTCTTCCTCGTTTTCATATATTTCTATAATTTCAGTAAAGATTGCTAATATCAGCTTGCTTTTTTCACCTATATGCTCATTGTAGCTTCTTATTCTTCCTGTAATCATTACGCAAGCACCTGCTTTTAATTCGTTCATATCTACAATTCTTTCAGATATAAGGACAGGAAGTGTATCTACTGCTCCGCTAACCCTGTCAATAGAAATCATCATCTTAAAGAATTTTTCTCCAAAAACTTCGTGATTGAAAACTGGTTCTTCTGCAACTAACCCAAAAACTGTAATATTATTATTTCTCTCTTTCACCTTTAGTTCTCCTCTCTCTTTTCTACAAATCCAACAACTTTACCGCCGTCAATAACTGTATACATATCCTTTTTCTCGTACATATCAATGCAATCCTGTACTGTTATTACTTTCTCGTTTACCTGTTTCATATTGTTCAATCCTTTCTTTTCTCTTTGCCCTTGCCATTGTCAGAACGATACAAGCCAGTTCTAAAAACATCCCGAATATCGTTCCTAGCATAAATCCCTGTATCATAGCTTATATCTCTCTTTCATTATTGTAGGCAGTTCGTAGCAGTCGATAAAATCGTGAGTGTCTGCTATGTACTTCTTTTTGAGTTCACTCAAACCACACCCGTATTCGTGCTTTAACTGCCCTAAAATATCTCTTGTAACTATGCTCCTTAATGGCTCACAATGTTTATTTCTTCCTAAGAGGTAACTTGTTCTTCTGCCAATATGTGCCAGGATTTCAAGCTTTTCTACCTCATTAATCCGCTCGCCTTTTTCAGAAATAATAAATATCAATCTGCTAAAACTCCTTTCTAATTAATAAGCTGAAATATCATTTGCGCAATAAATAATATTGCTGATAAAATCCATAAATATTCAGCTATCTTGCTGTCTCTCTTAGCTTTCTTGTATGCTGCAATAGAGACTTCTAAATTGTTTCTTTCCGCAATCAGTTCTTCTACTGATATGCTATACTGTGGTGTTGCCTGTACTTCCTTTTCCATAAAACAATCCTCCGCTTAATCATCAGCTCTCTAAGTTTATCTGTGCATTGCAATCTTTTATTAACATCATTGTGTTAGTGCTTGGCATCCAGTTTTTAATATATTCAACTGCCTGTTCATTCTTAAGCCTTGGTGTGTTGGCTCTTGAATTAACATTGAAATAATCCTTGTAATCGTGATTAATTTCTGCAAATACTTTTCTGCTTATTTCCTTGTAAGCGTTACTGTTTTTACCGCCTAAGATTTTTATTACCCTTGCTGATACTAAGTCATTAAGCACTTTCTGCTGTCCGTAATCAATGTTCATTGTATTTTCCAACTTAGACACTCTGTCTGACACATCATCTAACATACCTAGCTGTATTCTCATCATTTCCTGTGGGGATAACTTTTTCTGATAACTGCCTGTCTTTCTGATTGACGGAAGTACCTCATCCATTACCCAACTTTCAAATTTCTCTGCACTAGGTAATTTTGATTTCATAATAAGTCGGTATAAATCACCCTCATTTATGTATGACATCTGCTGAACACCACTAGATGTAGGGGTGTCACGTTTCGTTACTCCCTTGCAATGGTCGTTCACAGCCTTTCGTGGATTTATATATCCAAGTGCGGTTGCCACATCTGTTGCTACGAAATATGGTTTTCCGTCAATTTCTGTCATTCGGACTTCTCCGAACTCTTCATTACTAAAAATCTGCAATTCCATAAACGTATCCTTTCTTATCTGACCCATTTTTCAACTGGGATTTTTGTTGCTTCTGCGATTTTTTGTACTGTAGTTAACGCTGGTAAAGAATTATTATCTTTCCACCTGCCTACAACTCCGTTACCAAGACCGCATTTTTTTTCAAATGCGTGTATTGACAAATTATTTTCTTCGCAATAAGCGACAACATTTTGATAAAACATAGACTTCTCCTTTCTTTATTTAATAAAGATTTAGAGAAAAGCTTGACAATCTTTAGAGAAAGTTCTAATATATGAATTGTCGAGAAACATATTTTGAGAGCACTTCCCTTTAAGTTTATTTTTTAGGCTTTTCCCTAACCTTTAAACTTATTATATAGAGTGTTCTCTAATTTGTCAACACCTTTTTTAGGTGAAACTCTAAAAAATGGAGGAAAACACAAATGAACACGGTAGAAAGAGTAAAAGACCTATGCAAACAAAGGAAGATTTCAATACATAAATTAGAATTAGAATGTGGTTTTGCTAACGGATATATAGGTCAGTTGCGTAAAGGTACATTGCCAGATGATAGGTTGGGAAAAATTGCCGAATATTTAGGCGTATCAGCCGAATATTTAAGAACTGGCGAAGAAGAGCAGCTTATTTTATCTGAACAAGCTGATTTGTGGATTAAAATTAGAAATGACAAAAGATTATTACACTCATTAAAAACATTTTTCGAGTTAAGTGACGAACAGCAAGAATATGTCCTCGGCTTAATTAATTTATTTAAAGGAGAGTCGTAATAAATGATTGAATCGAAGGATTTTTTAAAGACTATAGTAGAGAAAAGAGATAAAAATGGCAACACTAACTATGCCGACATTGCTAGTTGTCTTGGCATTGATATGATTTCAATGTTGCCATTTATGAGAGAGCTTAGTAATAAAGGTTACATCACCCAAACCCTTGAAGATGTAACTATTACTAAACTTGGACTACTTGCTTATGATGAACTTTAATTAATACTCACGATTTATGAAATTGCGATAAAATCTTTTATTCTTTCAAGTGTACTAGTGCAACATTATGTTGCACTAGTTTTCTTTATATCTGCTATTATTTTATAGATATACTCTAATACTGCATTATCGCTAGTATTTTCTACCATTTCAATAATTTCCTTTTTGTAGTCATTGTTATTCACATTCGCACTTCCCCTCTTTTACTATTGTGACGATGTAATTATTATAGAACACACGTTCTATCATGTCAAGTGTAGCGGCGATATTGCCAACGCCAATCAAACAATATCGCCTGCCAGAACTTGAAAATGTTTAAGGGTCTTTTCTCAAAGACAAGTTTATTATACATTTATTGTTAGTATATTTCAAATACTTTCGGTCGTGTAATTTTGACTTTATTCGACAACTAACTGAAACTTGTCGATAGCATTACCCATAACACCTGCATATCCGTCCATTCCGTTAGATGTTTCATCATCTATCTGCTCTGGATAGAAGTTTCTATTGTTGAATACAGATACCATATACTTAGCATACTTCCAAGGCTCACCCTCTGGTGTATAGTAGATGATTTCTACGGCATCTATCGGTGTTTTCTGGTCGCCTGCAAAGCCGTTGTTGAAATCATTATAATTGAAATCTGTAACATAAGGAAGCCAATCACCGCCCTTTAAGTGAACTCTGTACTTAACTGAACCTCTGCTGACCTTAACAATAAGTGCTGTGATAGCTTTATTGTCGCCTGCACCAGCCCAATCTTCTCTATCCTCTACTTCGCCCCACCACCTATCTGTATAAGCGGCATATGTAGCATATACGTGTTCATCTGTGTTATCCTCTGCATTGTCTTCTTCGCTGTTATCTTCTGTATTATCTTCATCATTATGAAAGCCATAAAATTCTGATAAGTCGCAAACTCCGTCTACACCGTCAATTCTTGCGCTAGAAGTATACTGCCACCCCGCAAGATAATGGTCGATACTGGGTGTCTTATCCGCATTAACATCATCATTTAACTGCATTTCATCATAACCTAAGTAGTAACGTGCAATCCAGAACGGACAATCTAAGTCGCTAGGGTTTGTATAAGGCTTGATGTAGCTACCATAGAATGATAAGCCAGTATATACGCCAAAGTTATATCCTGCACCCTCAATAACCTCTTTATATGCCTTTATAATGTCGATAAGCTCTGAACCTAAGTTCTGCATACATTCATCTTCAACGTCCATCCAGACAGTTACCTTACGTCCGTCAAGCACTTCAAGTACTCTGTTAGCCGCCGCAATAGCTTCTTCTATTGTCGGTGTGTATACATAGTTATATACACCGCAGATATGTACACCTGCTAACTGACAGCCTTTCCAGTTGTTTTCAAACTGCTTATCTGGGTCAAAATCACGTCTGATAACCTTAAGAATAGCGTGAGTAAGTCCCGCCGCCTTAACTCTGTTCCAGTCAACTACACCATTCCACGCTGAAAAATCTCCACACTTAATCATACTAAAATACCTCGCTTTCTACTGTTCCTGTTACATCTGAACTAACTGTGTTATCTTCTGTACTGTATGTTGCCTTGTAAGTGTTTTTAACACCATTAAGGAAGCTCTTAAGTTCGCTGTCTAGTGCTGTATCATTTGCTAAGTATGCCGCAAAATCATTAAAGCTAGCTGACATACTAACTGTGCCGCTTTCACTGATTGTAGCTGACAGATAAGCCACCTGTTTAAGTGTTCCGTCTGAGTTTTGAACAGATAATGTTCCGTTCTTCTGAATTGATGAGTTGATGTCTAACATTGTGTTTTACCTCCTAATTTGTATTAAAAAAGGACACCCGAAGATGTCCTTAATTACTTAATTGCTTTTCCAATTTTTTAATTCGCATATTCTGTGATTGTACAGTTGCAACCAAATCCGCTATTAATTCATCATAACGTAATGCATATCTTGCTGTTAATTCTTTAGTTGTGTTTCCGTCTTCATCCGAAACTTGTATCTCGTAGTTATCGTCATTAACTTTTTTATCTATAAATAACCCCCAATCGCTATCGCCCATTTTTTCTTTAACTTCTTGTGCAATAAAGCCGTGGTGCAATCGGTTGGAAGTACCATCTTTCATCCTAAATTCGCTTGGAATTAAGCTATATATAAAGTCAGCAGTCCGTTCTATTTCTAATGCCTTAATATCTTTTTTTACATTTCTGTCGGAGTTCGAAGCTATTGTACCAATAAAACCGCCCATTGCAGTAATTGAATACTTAGCAATCATAGAACCCATTAAAGAAACTTCTGTCTGTGAGTAAAAATTTTTAGAAGTATCATTATTATAAATTCTAACATTTGTTGCAACTTGCGTATCCGAATTAGGATTGTTGCAATAAAAGTTTGCAATTTGAGGATTACCATCACCGCCTACATTAAGACCTTTAATTGCAAATAGATTACCATAAACACTCAAATCTTGAGTTAGCATATTGCCATTGCCGTAAACAGTCCACAGAGGAGAGAGTTTTTGCGGATTATTCCCTGCTTGAATTCCTTTTTGAATAGAATATATCCAAGTACTATCGCCGGAATTTTGCTGATAAGGTGATATCCATACACGTCTTAAGTATCCATCATTTGCCAAAGTGTCCGCTTGCAAATATCCCTCGATGTTCCAATCTCCAATTTTTCCGCTTGTTAAATATCCAGTTCCAGATATAATAGCGTTGCTTGCATACATTAATCCGTCAGCTCGTACATACCATTTTTCTTTCCAGTTTTCTGATATTGAACTTCCTTCATTTGTTAATGTAGCGAATACCCAATCCGTTCCTTTTGATGGAGTTGTCATTCCTGCCCAATACTTGCTATCTGGCGTAGTAGAATTAATAGAATTATTAGCTATATTCCACTGCGCAATCTTCCCATAATTTGCAATTATATTATTACTTGTTATTGTTCCGTCAGCGGTAATGCTGGTATTTGTACTACTTAATGTAAATCTATTACCGCTTAAGTTAAGACCACCCCTTGCAGTAATATTTATTGTATCTGCAATAGCTTCTATAGCACTCTTAAGTTCGCCTGTTTTAGGGTCTTTTTTGATGTATAAATCAAGACTTGTTTTGGTTGCATAACTTTTTAAATCGCTCGACTTAGCGTAAGTTCCACTAAGTGCCAAACTAATACTTGAGCCATTATCATTAATCTCTTGTGTAATCTTGTTAATCATAGTAGTTGTTGTACTATAATTATCTGTCAGATTTTTCTTTGTCTGCGTTAATTCTGTTGATATGCTATCAAGATTAATCTTAAGGCTAGCGTTCTGATTAAGCATATAAGCTAATTGTGTGTTAGATACCTCTTTCCAGCTCCAATTTCCTTTATCATCTTTAACCCAACGCCAAGTTTTTTGAGCTGTTTCGTTGTATGCTATTGCTCCGTGATGTTTAGCATATTCATCATTGCTGTAAGTCCAAGTAAGATTATCATCTGGAAATAAATCGTCTGATGGATAAATAGGTATAAACCAGTCAACGGCTGGATAATTATCTTTTGTAGGTGTTGCTGTTACTGTATACACCATAAAATTATCATTCGTTTGCTGGTATAAGTCAGATAACGTAATTTCGTAGCTATCTAACTTCTGATTAACAGTAGAAAACTTAGTCTGAATGCTTTCAGTATCAACATTGCTAGTCCACCACAGTTTGTTAGTGATAAAATCACTAGCAACTTTCATCATACCGCCCCATTGCGTGTAATCCTTGTCAGCGCCAGTCTTGATAGCTTGCATAATAACATTAAGTGTCTGTCCCTCGTTGTCCAGATAAATTTTATTGCTCTTAAGTGTATGTGTGTTATCGTTATTGATAACATTGAATAGCGTTTCAATATCTAACTTGCTTGCATTGATATTAGCATTATCTTGAACAACATCATCACGAACAACTTTTCTTGTAACGCCTTTTTCAGTAAGTCCTAAGGCATCAAACATAAGATTTCCAGCCTTATCCCAGACATACATATTGTAGTCTGAATTAGCGTCTTTACCTATTTGAACTCTTATTCTGTCAGTATCTTTGATGATAATTGTATTGTCTTGCCAATAAGACATTCCATTTTCGCTATGAACTTTAAATTTAGTAGTGTTAAGGTCCAGTGCTGTAATCTTGCTCGCAGCTATGCTGTCAATCATAGCATCCTTAATCTGTGCATTACCAATAACACTTACAACTGCATTAGCGAATTCTGTTGTTAAGCTTTTACCTGTCGCTGAACCAAACATTAAGGTCTTAATGTCTGCTACATCTGCATTTAACACACCTACATGTGCATAATCTGCTTGCAACTTAGCGATATTAGCTTCATTAATTGTAGCCTTGCTCACTGTTAAATTAACAATTTCCGCTGTGACAGCTTCAATCTTATTAGCTTTTAGTTGGTCTATATACGCTTGGTGCGCTTTTAAGCTCTCAATATTAGCTTTAGTTATATCAGCATTTTCAATAACCGCTTTATTGATTAAGACTAAATCGGCGTAGTATCGTTCCATTTGCTTTGTTATCGGACCGCTAGCGATGTTGCTGTTTTCTGTGTCAGATTGTCCGATAGATGCAACTGTATCCATCAAACCACCATCACATTCGTGTGTTATCTGCATTATAGGCACTTTGTAATCAACGCCGCCCTTATTAACAGTTATAATGTCACCTACCTCTAATCGCCAATCGCCTAAAAACTTAACTGTAAGCGGTCTAAACTGAAAGCCGCCTATCTTTTTGTAAACTTCATCAAGGATTGCTTGTGTCATAAATGGGTTAGCAAAGCTAAGTCCTGTCGTTCCGTCACCAGCAGTTATCTCACTTGTTTTGCTATCACCAGACTTTGTATTATTGCAAGTCAGCTTTCTTATCGTAAAATCTTTGCTAGTGGTAAAAGTAACCCCTTGCTGATAGTATTGATGTCCGTCAAGCACGTAGCCGCTATCCTTGTACCATTTAATTTCAAGGTTTCCGTCAGAATTGATAGCTGCATTGCCACCTTGTAACGTAGCCATATAGCCAATCATTTCACGCATTGTATAACCTTGTGGCTTATCTGTAATTGTATGTGTGTTTGTTATGCTAGTTGCTAACTGTATGCCTAGCTTTGTACAGATTTCCTCTAAAATAGCCTTGTCCGTACTAGGATAAGTCAATTCAGAAAAATAACCTTTTTCCGCTTTGTACATCTTGTCATAAGCTGTGTACTTGGTGTATTCACCGTTGCTTTCTTCTTTAGTTACAGTAAATATACCTATCTGCACATACTCAATTCCACTATCACCCTTAACGCCATCAAAAATAGTTATGTCCTTGTTTTCAAGTGTAATTTGTGGCTTAAAAATAGAAAAGGTAACACTACTACTGCAAGTGTTACCTATGGAAATGCTATTGTTTGGATTGATTATATTGCTGTACTTAAACTCATTAAGTGTCTGATTGTATTCTTTTCCGTCAACTAAATATTTACTGTAATATCTTGCATACAGTAAGTTGAAGTTCGCACCCCAATTGATATTTTTCATATATTGGATTGCCCCTTTCTGCTGATTAATCGTTAATCATAAAGCTAAGTGCAATAATCTGTGCTGGCTCAATAGCTTCACAGCTATCAAATGCACTTATGTTAACTTTCGTGTATTCAAGCACTTCTATTTCCTGTTCTCCTAGTTCATCAAGCTCTGATTTTGTTTTATTGCTATCCTCTTTATTTTCTTTGCGTATCTTTTCTATCGTTTCTACAACTGCCTTAAAGTGTGGTTCTAATGCCTTAATGTTAGACATAATGGTAATTGCTAGCTTACCACTCATTTTAAGCTGTGCTACGTTTCTTAATGCTTCGTAATGTGCTAAGACTTCATTTCCAGTTATTTTCATAGTTAATCTCCTTATTTCTGAATTAAACTTAGTTTTGCGCCTACAATTAATCCATCCTCATTTTTAGCTCTTGTGAGATACGGATATGTCACATCTCCTGTGTATATTGTCATTTCTTTTTGTTGACCGCCTAAAAATAGGACTTGTGCTGTTGGGAATGGGTTATTTTCATCACTAATCACATTATCAAGCAACAACGCCTGTTCACCTGTTAATGGCGGTAATTGAAGCTCTACTTTGTCTTTAATAGCTACGATTGTTCCTACCATTTCTCCGTAGTCATTTCTTCCTGTATTCTTAGACCATATCTTATTTCTGCTGTACGTGTAGCCGTTGTAAGCTACCGGAAATGTCACTCCCTCGATAATTACAGCGCTTATCATTCAATCGCCCCTTTCTGCCTAAAAAAATAGGTAACAAAAAAGGGAGCGTACCTTTTCTGATACGTTCCCTTAGTTTTATATATTTATATTTTTAAGTTGCCCCTACTGCTAACATTTTATTTCAATACTTATTTTGAATTTTTATTCATTAAGTTAATTAAACAACAATAAAAAATGCAAACTATGTAGCAGGTGGAAGTGTTTGGAGAGCAGTTTAAAAAATATAATATTATTTTGCAAGATAAATAATTTCACCTACGATATATCCACTATACTCAACATCACTATAAATTTGAACTTGGTTATTTACAGATACTCGAGCCCAACCTTGTGGCTTTCTTGACCCATTTAACACAATTTGTTCAAATTGTGTTAACGGAGAAAAATTGCTAGGCAAGGTGCCTAATTCATTCCAGCCAACTTTTAAATTAAGGCTTATATCAATGTGTATTAAGCATATTTTTCCATAGGTATACATTGGTACATTATCTCTTATATTGTAAGTTTTAATTGTTAAATTGTTGTTCAACAAAGCAACATCTGCATTAAGCCGTCCTGTGTTACCAGTATAAGATACAAAATCATTATAGGTGGCATTGAGGTTTGTGGTAATCATTGGTTTAATAATAGCATTTGATATTGTTGTGCCATTATTTATCGCTATCACAACATTCAATGATTCGTCACTAGCTGGTGTATAAAATCCTCCATTTCCATTTGAATCAAACACATTTGGTCTTCCATCCTTCACCTGTATATATAAACCAGTAAGATTTTGTTCATACTTTGTATTTCCCCAACCAAGTATCTTATAAGTTTTATTTGCTTTAGAAGAATATATTCCAAGATAAAAAAATGTAGATTTTGTTGCTGTACCATTCAAAGTATAAGTTCCATCGCCATTATTGGTACAAGTAATCCCATTCTGAGAGGAAGTTTTAAGTGTTGGGTTTAATAAATTAGTACAAATATTATTAGTTATATTGTTGTTATTTAGTTCACTTATCATACTATTGTTATTCTTAATGCCATCTTCCATATGATTAAGTCTGTCTGGACTTAATGGAGTACCGCCACTAGTGCCAGCTTTCCACGCTTGCTTTATGTATTGTATAAAATTCATAGTAAAACCCCACTTTCTAAGCACACAAAAAGGACACCTCACGATTAAGTGAAATGTCCTTGTCATTTTGCTATTTATTTGTTATTATTGACGTGAGCAACTTATATGTACTCATATGTGCTAATCAGAACAGGTCTACCCAACTTGTTCTGATTTTTTTATAGCTGTAAATTTCTTACAGCTATTGAATTTTCTTTCTGTTTGAGCTATTATATCCCACAAGAGAACTTATGCAACATTGTTGAATAATTGCAGTATAAATTCTCTTCCAAGTTGGGTAATTCGTCTATGATAGATTACTTTACCACTGTCAAGAATTTCTTGTTTAATTTCCTCATATCCCATACTGCTGTATGGTGAGTAAAGAACCCAAGTTCCATTGACATTGTACTGAATTTTTCTATCAGCAAGCAACTTGTTAAGTTGAATGGCAGAATTTAAGTTCAACTCTTTAGCAATCTCCGTCATTGTATATGTTTTATTGACGTGTGTTAAGATAGCATTCTTTCTTTCTGCTTCAACTCTTGCTTGCCTTTCTTTTTTTAACTTTGTTAATAATTCTATTCCAAAGTCTGGATTATTCAGTATTTCATCAATAACATTATCAGTAGCATATATTCCATTCTTGCGAATTGACGGAATAATCTCGTCTGCCACTAATGCTTGAAATTTCTCTGCTGTTTCGTTTTTGGCTTTCATTGCTAGGCGGTAGAAGATGTTTTCTGGGATAAAATCATTTTTCCCCACTTCTGGGGAAAAGCCAAGTTCCTTTAAATAAGAGCTTACTCTTTCCCATTTTACATATTCAACTCCATTCTTTTCTTGAGTGAACCCAAGTCCTCTAGCAACATTTTCCAATCTTAAGTAAGCAACGCCATTCTGCTCATAGCAGTCTACGCCGCAAATATTCTTAGTGTTCATCGGTGCCTTAATCTCATTGTGAGTGTCATCTTTTGTAGTTGGATTATTATTATAACTCATTATTTTACCTCCTACAAATTTATCATTTGCTCAAAACAGAACTTATTGCGTAGTGGGAGTATATGCCCACAATGCCTCACGCAATAATATTTTATTTGTTTAAATTGTCTTTCGACATATTAACAGCAAAACGATATATTTGATGTAATATCCATATATCTTCAATATTTTCTAATGCTTCATTTATTTCGTCTTTTAATTGTTTTTCCATTTGTTTTTCCTCCGAAAATAATCTTGAATTTTCCGAAAGAAACTGATATAATTGTATTTATCAATTCCTTTCGGATTGGTGGTTTTAAAGTGTTGTGTTCGTTGGTAGCGGTGCAACACTTTATTTTTTTTGCCCTTTTACTTTTTCAATGCCTTTTTTAATCAAATCAAGTATTGTATATCCGCTTTTATCAGAAAAATTCATTATTTCTTCCTTTTCCTCTTTGGTGACACGAATATATATTCTTTCATTTTTAGGATTGTCGAGTTTAGGTCTACCTTTTTTATTGGACATATACTCACCTCTTTTCTGTCCGCACATTTAATATAAACCGTACGCACAAAAAAGTCAAGCACTTTTTTAATAAAAAATGGAACGCACCGAAAGATGCGCTCCATTAAAATCATGTATTACCAAAAAATCAGCCCACATCTGTTACACACAAACCTATGTTGTGAATAAGTTCCGCCTTGTTGCTTAATCTTCTCTTTCTTATTAACCAATGTAAACGGTCTTAAGGGATTCAGATTAACAGTATATCTTGTCTTAGTTTTCTGTGGTACAATTGTTGTAATCTGTGTGTGAGAACATTCCCAACTATTACATCTTGGACAATACACTTCAACCAAGCCGTTTTCTGTCGCTCTGTACACTCCTTTAAAGTTAGGATTTAGTGGGCGTTGAATTTGTGGTTGCTGTTTCTTCTTCACTCCTATTGCTTCTAGCATTTCGTTTAGTTCTTTTTTCACTGACATACATATTTCCTCTACTGTAATTCTAATGTTAATTTTATAAGTTTTTTATCATCTCCCAATGGCGTTACTTCTAAATCAACATTACTTTTATCTTCTAGTATATATATCCTTGCAACTGTAATATTTGTACCTGTCTGTAATTCTCTTGCAATATTATTGTATTCGTCAATGTCAAAACTAACTAACGGATAGTCGAGTTCTTTGCCGTTCTGAAAACATGTAACATTATAATTATATGCAAAAGCTGTGTTATCTTCTGAATTGTTTGCAAAGTCAAAATAAACAACAAGGACTTCTCTGTCATTGCTATCTGTAATTACTTCGTGCTTAAGGTATTTAAGTGTTGTATCATCATATCTTGCTATGTCTGTATCTTGCTGTGTGGTGCTAGACTGCTTTACAGTACTGCTATTATTGTTACTGCTGTTACCACTTCCGTTACTAAAAGCGACTATCAGAAATAGTACAAACGATACTATTGCAAAGTAAGAGCCTAAGTGCCTTTGTGACTTGTCGCCTTTACTTTTAATTAAATCTACAATAGCCAATATAAAGCCTATTGGGATTGTGAATATAAATAGCGCTGTGATTGCCGCCGCTATGCTTAGTTTACTGTCTTTTTTCTTTGCTTTCTTTTCTGTCATATTGTGTTACCCCTTTGCTTTTTATATATAGCAAAAGAATAGCACAATACTTTTATCTTATCAATACGGAAAGGCTGCTTGACCTGTCATATTTGTATAGCTGTTAGCTTTATCTTGTACCATTGTAAATAGCTTATCCGCGTCGCCTTGTAATGTTATGCTTACATTACTGTTAGCTTCTGACATAGCGGCTACAACCGCATTGTAAACCGCTGGATAAACTGCATTAGCAATACCTTGTGTAATTTCCTGTTGGTTAGCTACCGCCGTTCTTCCATCCATAGTGCCAACCATTTCAGGACCTACTTCATTTGCGACAAACAATTGCCCTTTGTTTGGGAATCCACCGTTTGCATACCAATCAATACTGACTTTTGGCACTTTAGGCGGTGCAAGACTAAATTCTCCGTCAATTTTAAAGTGTGGTGTATCAATGTGTGGAAATTCAAGTCCTAAATCATTCCACCACTTCTTAAAGCTGTTCCAAGCGTTCTGTATCTTAGTTTTAAAATCTTCGATAGCCACAGAAATGCGTTGAAGTGCTGGTTTGCTATCCCACCAATCCACAACATCATCCCACTTCCCTTGAATGCCTTTTTTAATTCCGTCAGCCAAATTTTCCCATTTCTCCTTAGTAAACCACGGCTTTACATCGTTACTCCACCAAGAAACAATTGCAAGACTGTTCCACCAACCAACGATTGAATCCCATTTTTCTTGTATTCCTAATTTCATTCCGTCAACAGCGTCAACCCATGTTCCTTTTTCGAACCATGGCGCAACATTATTATTCCACCAACCTACAATAGCTGTATTGCTCCACCAATCTGAAAAACTGTTCCATTTTTCGCTTAAAGATGTTTTTATGTTGTCTCCCAGTTCTCCCCATTTCTCCTTAGTAAACCACGGTGCAACACTTGCAGTCCACCAATTTGCTATATCATCTTTATGCCCGAATGTGATAGTTTCTATCACTCCGTCAATAAAGCTAGGCAAATCCTCAAATGGTGCTTTTATAAGATACGCCAATTGGTCGAACATTGACATATCTATTTTCTCGCCTGTTAATTTTTCGTTGAGCCAATTGCCTAAATTAAATCCAGCAATAGCGGCTACTATTCCACCTACTATTCCAGCACCTATAGTTAAGCCTATTTCTGTTGCTGTTCCTGCTCCTATAATAGTGCCTATATCTGTTGTAAGTAATCCACCTATTCCTGATATTATACTGCCTGTTCCGAATGATTTTAAAGCACCTTTAATACTTGTTCCTATTACTGTAACAAGTTTCTTTTTTAAAACACTTCCTAAGCCTGTAAATTTCAATGCCGCTATAGCCGTTATTAAGGTTGTTTCAATTGGTGCTGTCGTAAATGAACCACTCCATAATTCGATAGCTGCTTTAATGGCTTGCCATAACACATTACCAAGGCTTGAAAATATTTCAACCCAATTAAGTCCAGCTAAATACTCTCCTACATTATGTCCGATTGTATACCAAGGAACATCATCTATAGCCTTTGCAAACCAATTAAAAATTCCTGCCACAAGGTTAGATGTATCTTGTCCTGCTGCATAAAAATCCCCGATTGCAAAGTCTTTAAATATCTTCCTAACAGGTTCAAGTGCCTTATCAATCTTATCAGCCCACGCAATAGCCGAATTTTCCATATTTGCAAATGCTTTATTCCATGCCGCTTCATAATCAGCTGCCGCCTTAGCAATATCATCTGTTAAGTCAATACTGCTACCTCCGCCACCGCTTGAACCCTTGCTTGAACTTGTATCATCTTGTAATTTGTTGATTTCATCAAATCCCATAAGGGATAATGTAGCTTTCTTTGCTGAATCCGCTACATCTTTGTATCCGTCTGAAATATCTTCCAGTCCGTCAGAAGTATCTTTGTAACCGCTTTGTCCGAAGCTCTCAAAGTCAATCTTAACACCCATAAGGCTTGCAAGGTTCACTAGAAGTCGCTTGATTGCAATAGTAACTCCGTTTACAACTGGCATAACCTTTGAAAGAATTGGAATAAATAACTGTCCTGCTACCATTCCTACCTCTTTCATATTGTTGCTGAACTGGCGCAACATATTTGATGGGCTGTTAATCGTGTTAGCTAAATCGCCCCACGATACTTTTGTTTGGTCTAGTATAGCTAACACTCTTAATTGCTGCTTTTCCATCTGTGTCATTTCTGATACAGACTTGGAAATGCCTAAATTATAAGCGTATGTTGCCAATGTAGCATTAGTAATATCAATACCATACTTATATAATGCCCTTGATTGACCGATTAAGCCGCTCTGTAAGTTCTGTGCTACTGTTGAATAGTCCACATTAAAAAGTGAGCTTATATCGCCTGCAAGCATTGTCATTGACTTTGTAATAGCCGTTGTTGCTTCACCTGTCTGTCCTAACGAATTAGTAACAGAAGCTAACTGTGAAGCGTATTGTGTTATCTCTTGTATGTTAAGCCCTAAGTTTTTTGCTCCACTTTCTTCAAGCAAGCCACCTTGAACATTAACTTTCAATCCAGATAACTTTCCAAGAGTATCATTTACTCTACTTTGAAAGCTCTCTGCGTATGCCGTTGCGTTATCATATCCGTACTTTTCGTAATCCTTATCCCATTCTGAACCGATTTTGCCAAATGCAACCGCTTGATAGTTAAACGCTTCAATGTAATCTGTTGTTGATTTTATAGCTTCTATAAGTTTCTTACTGCCACGAATTACCATAAAATAAGTTGCATAAAACTTACCTATTGCACTCGCCAAACTCCAACTGCTTTTAGTTGCTGTTCTAGCACTTGTAGAAACGCCATACAGCGTTTTTTGTAGTGAAGCAGAAGAAGTACCCACCTTGCTACCTTGACTAGCAAGATTAGCCAATGCGTTAGTCATTTGAATAACATTCTGACTTACTGTTGGTGCTCTTGATAGCGTTGTCATTAAGCCATTTAAAGCATTACCTAGCTTTGGAATGTTTACAACGGCGTTTTCTATACTCTTACTGCCTAGCTTACCAAGTGACTTTGCAAATTCTGTGACCTGCGTTGCATTTTGCGGAATAGCTGATATGCTTGCAACTGCCTTTGTGACAGCTTGAAGTGATGTAGCTGTGTTAGTTAGGGCAACTGAATCAACAGAACCTATCTTTGTGATGTTCTTAGCAAGCCTTGTAAAATCTGCTGTCTTTACATCCATTCCTTTCATAGCGGTACTAAGTTGCCCCAAGGAACTTGAAAAGCTAGATAAGGAAGTTCCGTTAATATTGGCTAATGAACTCGCTAATTTTTGTAGCGATGTTATTAAACTTTCTACGGAATCTATAGCCGTTTTAGATGTGCCTTTAATTTTGACTTCTAAACTGTCTAATTCCACGCTTTAACCCCCTTTTTTATAGGATTGTTGGCGGTAATCCTCTCTTTTCAGTCTGTACCGCCCATTTCTGTTCATTAAGTAACATTAGCTGTAACTCTTTATCGTTGGTATTTTTTTTACTTTCTTCTGTTTTTTCTGATAAAATAGCTTGTTTAGGATATTCAATGTGTGCATCTTTATTAAATGCCGCACCTATTCCGCAAGAAATAGCTGGAATTGCGTAAACTAAAAACCAGTTATACATTTCTGAATCGCGATTTTGTCTATCAATCTTTTTGCCTTTTGCGTATAGTAATAATTTTTTAGGTGTCATTTTAAGGAAGTCTGAATAACTAACGCCTAGTGAACTGGCTAAAACAAAGTATTCTTTCCAGATTATTTTGTGGAAGTCTGCTTTTTCTTGTGGTCCTGTGGAACTACTGTCAGTTTCTTCTGCTCCTGCGTTGCTTCTTTCACATTGTTCGCCATTTCCTCTAACATCGCTGTAATTCCGCTCAACTCGAAAAAACCATCATCTTCCATCGCTTTCTTAATTTCTTCAAACAATGCTCTATATCCGTAACTCTTATCTGTTTTTCTCTTCTCTGTAATATATGCTCTAGTGAGTTCCTTTGCTTCATCCATAGTTACTGGGTTATTGTCAATGCACCCTGCATAAATGGCTAAAATGCAAATCTCTGGCACATCTGCTGTCATATTTGCCAATCCGTCAAAAGAAGCCTGTGCAACACTTTTATCTGTCTGTGCAAGTAAGTAAGAACCATTAACGACAGAAAACATTTTCTGCACTATCTCTTTGCACTCTGCCGCACCAAAAGAGAACTCAACTTTGTATTCTTTTCCGTTTGCATTAATATTCATCATAATTTTTACCCTTTCCCACCCTATCGTCTATATAGGGAAAGGTGCGGATTTTACACCGCACCTACCTTTTAAATTGGTTATTCTGTTACATCATCAAGATATGATGTGTAGTCGGCTGTTTTGGCGTTTGTGCCACCAATCGACACAGCCTTTGATTTAGTCGATTGGCTTATCATTCCCCCACCTTTGTTACTGTGAATGTGCCACCAGTGCCTTCAACAACTTGAAGCTTGTCTGTGCATTCAATAGGCGAAGTGTTAGGAACTGCTGTTACTGTCATTTCAAGTACTGAATCAGTACCAGAAACATCATTAGGTGTTGCTGTTACCTGTCCGACAAATGCGTACTTAGCAACCGCACCTAATCCGTCAGAGCCATATAACTGAATAATATCTAACTGCTTGCCCTCTGCCTTGATTAAGTCCTGTAAATAAGCCTTTTCAAGGTTGCCTGTGTAAGTCTTAGCATCAGATGTTTTGATACCCATTAAGAATGTCTGTGAATCATCTTCAAATGTTGTACTTTCAACTGTGTTAGGTGCTGATACTGGTGCTGAAATTGACTTAGCCGCAACCATTAACTTATATGAGCCTGCAAAACCATCTTCGCTATGCTCCTTGTAGATAACCCTAGCTTTATAACTTGTACTTGCCATTGCCTTGTCTACCTCCTAAAAATTTGCAAAAAATAAGAGCATTTCTGCTCTTTGTTACAATAATCTATCATTTGCCGCTATCATCCTTCTGAATCTAGCGGTACTCTTATGTACTTTATTACTGATTGAGAACTCTGGCATTGCATTGCCTTGAAATCTCATTGCCTTGAATGTATCTGTAATTACTGCCATAACCTTTCGGCAGTCAGACTTGCTTGTGTTAGTGGTGACATCTACTTGAAATGTTGCTAACAATGCATTAATTGTCTGTCCATCAAGTGTTTGTCCTTGTTCAATCGCTGGCAGTAAATGAATGTATACTGTTGGGAATATTGCTTGACCGCTGTTTTCCCCCTCATTTGTTATGGCTATCTTTGGATATGTCTTTTTAAGCTGTGTTAGGGTTTTAGCCTTGACAAGTGCTGTGACTGTATTCTCAAGGTCTATCGCCCAATCGTTTGCATTTGCCATTAACTAAACACCTCTCTTGCTATCTGCTTATACTGATTAATAATCTCTATTGTAGCGTTATACATAGGCATTGTAGCTTTAATGCCGTGTGTGTAGTGCCATTGATTGTCATTACCTAAGTAGTACCAACCATCGCTGAATGCGTGGATTTGTCCTGGATATGTTCCTACGCCCAAGCCGAAATCATTAGCCTTTGGGTTCTCGTTGCCACTGTTGTAATAAATACCAGCGCCAAATTCAATCGCTAACAGTGTGTAAAATGGCTCTCTATCTTCTACTTCAACAGTTTTACCGGTAGCAATTAAAATAGCTTGGTAGCCATCTTGAATAGGCTTTCTGTCAACTCTCAATGTTACTGTCCTACCTAATGGACTTTCATTAACACTCATAATTGCCGCTTTGTCGCCTAATTCTGCTAGTCGTTCAACAAGCAATTCACATTTATACTGCAAACTCTGCTTATACTGTTGTAGCTGTCTGATAGCTTCATTTACGGACTTTTCTGATAGGGATATATTAATTGTATGTCTTGCCATATTACACCGCCTTAGAGTAATTTTAAGTCCACAAAAACTTTAAATATTTTAGGTGACTGAATTGCAAACCAATCAATAGTTGTTTCATCGTGTCCAAATTGTTCTATATGTTGCCAATTACACTGTAATCCGCTTTCAGATAGAAAGGCGTGTATTATTTCGTGTCTTAATTGTTTCTTCTGCAATTCTACAAAATTACCCACTTCATTATAGTTATCAGAACGGATTACTATTAGCTTTGCTGTATTGTCGCAAAAGCCGTCCATATCTTTATCGTTAAGTTGCCTTAACTCGATAGCGTATGCTGTTCCCAAAACATTAATCGTTGTGTCTTCCATAATGCACCTACTTTACAACTGCTTTAAGCATATACTTAGTTGAATATAATGCCGGCTTAATGCCTACAATCGTGAAGTCTGCTGATGTTTCATCAACAAGACTGTCAGATGTGTATGTAGGCTTGCTATCAAGCCAAATAAGGTCGCCTTTTTGGATAGGTAACATATTCCTATCTGTCAGCAAAATAGCATCAAAATCAGCGGTATCAAAGCCGTATTCCTTGCTTTGTGCTTCTCCACCGCTGAATGATATGTTAGCTTTGAAATCCGTAGGCTCTGAAAAACCTGTTTTTTCTTCAAGAACTTTGGGTATCTTATTTCCCTCATCATCAAGATAAGGAATGAAGTTACCCTCTGTGTCGGTATAACCCTCATAAAGGATATTGCCCTCATCATCTCTTTCATAGATAGTTACTGTCTGTCCTTGAAGTGAATACTTCATAGCCTGCTTATTAATGTCAAGCATTGTTCTTTACCTGCTTATAAATCTGATTAACACCTGTGCTTGATAATCCGGACACAATTCCTACTGCGATTGCATTAAGAATATCATTTGCCGGAAAGTCAGGTATTACATACATACCTATAATGCCTAAGATACCGCCTGCAACGCCTACGATTATAGGAATGTAATTATCCTTAATGTGTGGGATTGCTTTGGCTCCTAAGCCTATCAGATATGTAATTACAACGATTGCTACAACTGTTGTTACCGATGTTATATCCATTCTGCTATACCTCCTTATCTTCATTAAGTCGTGCTTCCAATCCGTCTATTCGGTGGTGTGCCGACTTTACACTTTCCTCAACCTTAATAATCCTGTTATCATGAGAATTAAGTTCTTTTCTCATTTCTATAACTTCATTTTTTATCTCTGTTGTGTTGCCTGATATTGTGTCAAGTTTCATATTTATGCGTGTATTTTCCTTTACACGCTCTGTAAGTTCTTCATTGTCAGACTTTTTGTTGTTCTTAAGATTAAATCCCAACGTAAACAGTCCGAAAAAGACGGAAAAAGCAACTGAAATAATGCTTATAATTACTGCTATTGGCATTGATATACCGCCTTTCATAATTAATAATGGCACACCGCCCACCACCCTTAATGTGTGCCGCCTGCTATCATATCGCCGACATCAGCAAAATGATAACGCACAATCTTCTATAACTTTTTACATTTTTTAAACTGGATTGACGAATGGAAATACACCTTTTGGCAAATCATCTAACTTTTCAAAAGTTCTGCTGGTGCCATTTTCGGTAACTGTCGTTGTGAATGGTTGCCCTGTTCTTGACCCGGCTTCAAATGCTTTTTTTACGATAAAAAGTTGATATTTTTCAAGTTCTTCCTGTATATGTTGTTCTGTATAAGACTTTGGATAGTTTCTTGCTGCTATATAATCGCTTTTAGCTGTTTCTATTAGCAAATTAAGATATTCTTCATCGTAACTATCTGGGTCTAATCCATTATTTTTTAAAAGAACTCTTAGTTGTGATAGTGCATCCATACCATTCTCCTATAACCCTAATTTCTCAATTAACAGCTTCTTTAACTCTGCTCCTGTGAGTTCTTCTGCATTGTCTATACCTTGTTCTGCAGCAAATGCCTGCAAATCAGATGTAGACATACGATTTATGGTTGTTTTGCTATAATCAAAAGAAGCTCCAGAATTATTGTTTTCTGGAACTTCTTCGCCTGCGTTATACCATTTTCCGTTATGAATCACTATATATGGATATATCATAAGTTGCACCCCCTACTCTTCGCTATGAACCTCATATACGAATGTGCTATCCATATTTTCATATGATGGAAGAACAACTTCGGAAGCAAATGTTGACATCTTCAGGGGTGGTCCGTACTCTGTCTTTGTAGCAACTGTAATACCTGTACCGTATACTGTTACATCTACATCAGCTACCTGTCTTGCTGTTCTTTCTTCCGGTGTAGTTCCGAACCAAGTATTACCAAGACTACCTTCTGGAAGAAGTGTAACCTTGTTATCTGGGTAGAAGTACTGCTCCTTGCCATCATCGTCAATATACATCTTATCGTAAAGCACGATAGTAAGCTTTGTTCTCTTCTGTACTACTGAAATAACAGTATCATCATCGACCTCGATAGTTGCTGTGAGGTTCTGTGCAAGGATTGAGTTTCTTATCTGCGCATTATCAAGCAAATACTGGAATGTATTGCTGTTCATAAGTGCGTATCTGGCAATCTTGCCCTGCTTCTGTAACTTCTTTCTTGCGTTGTTAAGGTCTGTAAGTGGCTTTGAATTAGCTGTATCACTCCACATACTTGTGCCAGAAAGTTTTGCGTAATGGTCTTTTGCGTATGAGCCGTCTTTGTCGTAATCATAAGCATACTGAACGCCGTCACTCACGATAGCAATTACTGGATGTCCTGCATTTGTTGCAAGAAGTGACATTCTCATTCTTTCTGGTACAACTTCTGCACCGCTTACAAGGTTGTTAGTATCGTCATATACGCTTGATAAAGCACTTGCAAGGTAAGGGTCGTCTGCTGACTGAATACGCTCGATTTCAAGCATTTCCTCTTCACCGACTGTCATTCCCTCGCGGAAAAATGCCATCTGTGTTTTTTCCTTGCTTAATCCCTCTCTAGCTCTAAGTGTTGGAATTGTGTCAAAGTTAGATGGTGCAAGTGAAACCGGAAGTCCTTTATGTGTCTTAATCCAGCTTAAATCAAGCCCCTGTTTCTTTCTTTCTGGAAACCACTGTAAGCCAAGATGAGGTATCTGATTACTAGCGTTTTCTGTTGCTGATAATGCAATAGACTTACTGTCTAATACTTCATTAATTAACATCTATTTACCTCCTATTATTATTCAAATACAATCATTGGAAGAGCTGTCTTAACTGTTTCATCATATGTAACGCCTGAGTGTGTTTCTGCTACCTTTGTGTTAAGATATGCTTTCTTAAGCAGTACTCCCTGCGGTCTGTCCTCTGTTACATCAAACCTTAAAATGCCTACTACTGTGGCTGTATTGTCAGCCTTGCCGGTTGTTCCGATTGGTGTACCTGCTTTGACAATCTTCTTGCCCTGTGCGTTTGTAGTTGTTACACCATCAAAATCAAGTGTTAATGGGATTGCTTCGTTAGGCTCTCTCTTTAAAATCTGAACATCTCCTGCGTATGAAGTCTTTTCATACTGCATATTCATTTCCTTTGCCATTTCTTACCTCCTGTTATTACTGAATGTAATGTGATAAAACATCATTGTTCTTAGGTGCATTAGATATAAGGCTTTCTGCTATCTTTTCAGCATTTGTCTTATTGTCTGCACCACCTTTATTACTGCCACCGCCCGGAATATCCTGATGTTTAGCAATCTCCTGTTCCTTAGCCTGTGCCGCAGCTGTTTCTTTCTCGGACATAATCTTGCCAAGTTCGGTGTAATCAAGGCTTCCATCATCTTTAACAACTGTCTTTGCCTGTTCAGCAGTAATCTTAAAATTAGTCATAGCTGCTTCCCTCTGGTCCCTGATAGCATTAGATTTCTGCAATTCTGCTATCTGCTGATTAGCTGTGTCTAATGCCTTATTTGCCTTTTCAAGCTCTGTCAGATTGCCAGCCTGTATTTCATCAAGCTGTTTCTGTAAGTCGTCTGCTGTGTCAGCCTTAGCCTTGTACTGCTTTGCCTTGTTTTTCTCCGTAGCAACTTCTGAATTGTTCTGATTAAGAAGATTTGTAATCTGTTCATCTGTTGCTTCTGGAAAAAGTTTTAATACATCTTCTCTTGTCATAATTACCTCCGTTAAACACACGCTTTTGTTACCGCAGGTCGCTCCTGCTGTGTCTTCTGCTATTTACCGCATAGCTGCAAAATGTATAAAATAAAAGCAGCTACCGATTATTCGATAACTGCCTTATTTTGCTGATTATTATTAAGTTGATTATTTTCTGGCTGTTGTTTTATCTCTTTATTCGCCATATCTATTGTTTTATATAGAACATCAAAATATGGTTGTGATTGTAAAGATACTTTTTCCGCATCCCCCCATAATCCACACGTTGCAACCGCTATTCTTGGATTTATTCCTGCTTGTAGCATTTGTGCAAGTGCTTGTGTCTTTGTATAGAGATTATCCAACGGACTATGATTAATTTGTACATCAAAATCTCTTGGCGATAGCTTTAAGTCATTTCCTGCTAACCGCAATACATTCAAAGTTACTATCGCGAGCCTTTTCTCTGCGGATTTTACAATAGGGTCTTTTTGCTTTGCTCTAGTTTTTGAAAAATCCCATCCAGCTCTCAAAGATACCGCTCCCTGTGTATCACCGCCAGAGTTTTGTGATTCTCTATTCGGTATTGCTAGGATAGCTTGAAGATTATCAAGTAAATCGTCTTTAGCAACTTGACATTGTGTCTGATTAAGCTCCTGTGTCATAATCTCAACGTCTGACTTGTTGTCTTTATTGATAGATTTAACTGTAAGGGCGTGGTTCATTTTCATTTTTTCAAATGTTTCTGTGTCAACTTCGCAATTAACAAACTTGACCCAATACTCAACAAACTGCTGTATACTATCCATTCTGTTAGACTGCATATTATTAATAGCATCCAACATACCTATGACAAGCTCAATATCAGATATCCTTTCGTGGTTATTAGGAAACTCAACAATAGGGATTTCGCCATATGTATGCAATTTAGCTTCTACAACCTTGCTGTCAACAATTCTGAATGACATAGTGTCGGAAAATGCCATTTTATACCAGTTTCCATCCTCATCTTTAAGTTCTTGCACAACAAGCATAGGTTCTTCTGTGCTTTCATTGTAAACAACGTAAGTATTCATTGGCGTAGGTGCTACAATTCTAAATGGCACATCTCCATTTTTAGGTTGAACCGCTTTGAATGATGTACCTGTTGCCGACTGCCACTCCCCAGCTTTAATGTCTTTCTCCTGCTTATTGGCATCTGCCATAAAATCATTGAGTATATCAACTGCCTTATTGATAGCTTCATCATCTTTGCGGCTAATAAACTGGATTGGCTCGCCATACGTCTGCCCTACCTTAAACTGAACAATTTCGTATGCGTGGTTCTCAACAATCTTGTTTGTAATATCTTCATTAGTTAGCTTATGTCTGTACAATATTGGTTGGTCGCCCTTGTAGTAATGCCACAGATACTTTATAACTGGTTTATTCCAATTAAATATACCTATAGTACTTCCAATAACCTTAATAACATTATCACTTGTTATCCTGTCTACATTTGTATATGCAATTTTACGTCCATAACAGCCTCTAACAAGGTCTTGAAAATACATTGTGTTCATATCTTGCTCCTAATAAAATGTCATACCGCTTGAACTTCTGCTGTCCGGTATTTCTTTAATTTGAAAATTATCATCATCGTTAGGCACATACCATATCCATTTACGACAATGTTTACACGCCAGCTTATGTGTTCGTGGGTCTTTGCTGTCTGCCTTAGTCAAAAACTTGTGGCAGTTCGGACACATAATTGACTTGTCTTTGTTTGTATAAAAAATCATATTGTTACCTCGTTACATAGTAAAAGCACCGTCATAATTAAATGGCGATGCTTTTCGATAAGGATTATACATGTTTATGAAATTTGCTTTGCTCATTGTAATAATACATAATTTTTTCGTCACAATCGTAACATCTTTTATTTTTTTTCAATAAATCTTTGAAAAGCCATTTTTACGCTACTTTCTGTGTTGCCACCTATGATATGTGCTATCTGAATCCAAGTCTTATTTTCTAAAAATCTAAGATTGATTATTCTTCTCATCCTGCTATCGTCAACGTTTGCTATAAATTGCTCAACCTCGTTAGTTTTCTCTAACAAATCATCTTCAAGCAACTGCAATGTGGCTTTTCTGGCATAAAGAAGTGTTTTCTTTCTGCTGTACTCTGGAAATGGTATGCCTTCAATCTTAAAATGCTGTTTACCACCATCGCCGCCGCTAACAGAATCTATAACCATTTCTCCGGCTTCAATTTTGCTTATATCTTTTTCAAGTCGTTCTATCTTTAGTCTTACTTCTTTTACTTCTTCCTGTAAATCTGAATACTGTGATAAAACTTCCTTTGTTACCATAATGTCAATACCTCCTAAATGGATTTATAGCAGCTTCAACTTTAGCTGTTCTATTGCCCTGTGTTATTCTTAATGCAAAGTTCGAGAAAACATCTGGAACATCATCTAATTGTTTCTTGCCTGATACCGAATACTGCTTTAATAATGACATCATTACCCCGTAAGGTTCATTAGGCTTATAAAGTGATGAGTCTTTAAAAATAATATGTTGTAATATCCAGTTGGAACATTGGAATATCCTTGCTTCCTTATTTGTTTCAGTTGGTGTATCAGTAATGTTACATATCCAACCTACACTCTCAACTCGCTTATTAACTTCCATAGCCACTCTGTCGCCGCCGGCGTTACGCTCAAACTCACACTCTTGCACTTTATTATTTACAAGCACACCTGCAGCATTTCTATATTGTTCTTCATAATCTGCCGTGTTATCGCATACGCAATCAATGCAGTAATAATCTTCTCCATATTTTTGCAATACCGGTAGTACAAAATAATCCGTACCTTTACCTTTTGTATCACATTGAGCTGTGATAATTTCTGGTTCTCCGTGTGGCAAATTAAGGTATCTGCGTATTTTGTCGTCAGGAAACAATAATCCCTCACGCTCAATAGGTTCTTGTTTATACAAACATCTATAAGAGATTTCATCCATCAAAAGTTGTTGGTCTGCAAAGAACTCTTTTGTAAAGCCGCTATACTCATAATCAAAATTACTCTCGCCTGTTACTGGGTCTACATCTGGTACGGCAATAGTCTTAACTCTTTTGTTTCCTGCGTACATATTCTGTATTCTTCCGATAACATCATGCACACTCCAACGCGTAGCAATGTGTATTTCTTTACAATTGTGTCCGTCCGTATCTTGGATTTTTCTTTGCCTAGCATCTACCGCATATTTATCCCACAGCTTATCAAGTACCATAGGGTTAAGTGCTTCTTCAATGCCGCCTATCATATCATCTACAAGTAAAAATTTACTTGCACGAACTTTACCGGCATTTTTACTACCGACAGATGTACATTGTACGCTTGGAAATGGCTTATATTTACCTATGTTGAACTGCTCTAACTTTGCGTTAGTGCTTGTAACTGTAAGATTGGGGAAAATTTCATTCCACGCATATTCATCAGCATTTGTAACAATATCGTATACGCCATCATAGTACATTCGTGTAATGTCGCCAGAATGGGAGTAAAAAAGACAAAAATCATTAGGAAACCAGCCAGCTACTAAAGCGTTAAACATCTTTTCGATAGTTGTCTTTCCTGCTCCAGGTATCAATGATACGCACAATATATCGTATTTATCATCAATCATGCCCTGCAAGGCTTCTATTAGCCCCATTTTTAAGAATTGCTTGCGGCGTGGCATATAGAAGCGCTCTTTAGGTTCTCTTTTCTTTTCAAGATACATAAATGCACTATCTACTATTTTGCTTTGGGCTTCAAGTAATAGCACATCATAGTATTTATCAAGTAAATCAAAGGAACTTTTATTGTCAAAGACAAACTTCTCTATCTCCCACATAGGTAGCCCTATATCACGCATACAAGCCTTTTCTATGAGTTCTTTTGCCCTAGTAGTACATTTCAACATTGTATCAATTTCGCCCTCATTCTTGGCAAGCTGGCACACGTTGTAGTAGGTTTCTATAATATTTTCATCTATTCCATTTTGGGATATGTATTTTTCGCATTCATCTATCAGTTGATTTAATTCAGAATTCAAGAAAAGCACCTCCACTTTTCAGCAAAGGTGCTTATAGACCTCTGCCTATAATTGTTTTAGGGTAGCGACTAACCCTGATTGTTAGCCGGTAATTTTTTATTTTAATTCATCTGCTGTAACTATATGCAAAATTCCATAATTGCCTTTATCAAAACTGTCTCTTGCGCTTTCGTGACATCTTGTGCGTAGCATATCTAATCTACTTTTAATATTGCTATTGCAAATAGCCTTAGCAATATCAGAAAATGGTTGTGGATTATCTAGCCTTGAATTAGCTTCTGCTATAGAACAATGCTTATATTGTATTATTGCGTCCATTGCAAAGTCTCTATCCAAATTAACTCCTAAAAATCGTTCTGTAGTTGTATTCCATATCGCATACAGATTATCTACATCATCTTGTAATGCAACTATTAACATATTCTCACCCATCTTTCTCCACTAATTCATCTGCATACCTTGTCATTTCAATTTTTGTTCCATTTTCATCTCTTGTACCGACAGTTACATATCTGTTACTTCCACTTATCATATCTCCAATCCGTATTTCCGTTTTATCATCATCAAACTTGTAACATTTACGCATTTCTTCGATGC